TGCCTTGGCAACCGCGCGCTTGGCCTTCTCCTCGGCCTTGCGCGCCTCCGCCGTGACGTGGTTGAGCTGGGCCATGCGCTGCTCGATGGCGGCAGCGGCAGCCCGCTTGTGCGGGTCCCAGCCGTAGGCGGCACGGTCCTCGGTCTCCTTCTCGGCGATGGCCTTCAGCTGCTTGGCGACGATCTCGAGCAGCTCGCCCTCGGTCTTGACCTTGGTCTCGAGGTTGGGAGCGAGCAGCCGCTCGATGTCCTCCATGGTGAGCGGCACATGGCAGTGCGCGGGCTTGATCTGCTCGCGCGCCACCTTGAGCAGCATGTCGTCGACCTCGCCCCGGATGTCGACGTGGTCCTTGATGAACTTCAGCGTCTTGTTGAAGACGCCGAGCCCGCCGTTGTCGACGGTCTTGATCTGCTCGAGCCCGCCGAGCCTGATCATGGTGTTGGCCTCGGAGATGCGGACGGCAGCCTCCGTCTTCTTCGGGTCCTTGCTCTTGGCTTGGTAGCGCCGCACCAGCATGCTGGCCTTCTTCTTCTTGGCGTCGATGTAGGCCTTGTAGCCAACCTCGCCGTCGCCATCGACCAAGTCGCCCCGGTAGGAGCGGCTGACGATGCCCTCGAACCAGCCGATCTTCGACATGGCCCCGGCACCGGCAGCCTCGCCGAGCTTGCGGCACTCGTCGAGCCACGCATCCAGCACGGGCTGGCGGTTGCTCTTGGGCGTCGAGGTAGAGGTAGCGATGTTGGTAGTCTGCACAACTTGAACAGCCATGATGGCTTTCTCCTGTTTGGCCGGTCCCCCGGCACCTGTGTTCGCCCCTGAGTGTTGAACCGCGCAGCGGGGCTGGTACTGCACGGTGCAGTACCTCCGACGTTACCGTCGAAGGTAAGTCTTGTCAATTGAAACTTGGTTCTTACTGCGCTTCGAACTCGGCGCGCTCGCGGGCCTGCCGGTCCTCGAGGTCGGCACGCTCGGCCTTATGCCGACGCCACATGGCCTGCCTCTCGGCGTGCCTGTCCCTCTTCGCCTGCTTGGCCTGCTCGACCCGCCGCTCGCGCTCGGCACGCTTCGCCTCGCGCTCGGCCAGCTTCGCCTGCTTCTTCTGCTCGGCGCGCTCGGCGGCACGCTCGGCCCGCTTCGCCTCGCGCTCGGCGGCAGTGAGTATGGGCCCCAGCCCCAGCGAAAGCCGCAAGGAAGAGGAGGGGTTCATCACTTCGTCGATCAGCATGGCGAAGACATGCTCCGGCACTATGCCCGCCGTGAACTGGGTGAACTGCTCGGCAAGCGCCTCGCGGGCGTCGGTCGGCAGGGCCATGTAGGCCGCGTAGGTCTTGTTGTTCGCATCCATCGTAGGTCTCCGTTAGTGTCGGGACTGAAGTGCCCGAGATTGTGCAACAGTTTAAGTGTATGATCCGACTTACTGATTTGCGAAATTAAGTATGTGTCGGAATTCTGGAACTAGAGGACTGTACAGGAGCGTAGGTCATAGTCAATGGGGGGAGGGGGTATATGTGTTAGTGCAGACCTACCCCCTATATAATATACTCTGTCTGAATAGTCAGTTATTATAAGGGGGGGGGTACCTGCGCAGTTAATCATATCAATGACTTAGCTTCCAAAACTAAGTGCGCGAGTTCCGAAACCGAACAGAACGACTGAACCGAACGATTAATCGGATCAAGCACTTACGAGCCGAGCTAACTGCGGGAGCCTCGCCAATTCTGTGACAGATATGCTCGTGCAGTCCCCCCAAACGCGCCCGCCCATGGTCTTTCTGAGTGTTTATCACCCCTCTGCGGGTTGACAAACTAATACTCGATGTGTTATGCGTGATAGCACGCATAACACATCGCCCCCCGATGGGGGCCGAGCCTAGGTACTGCGCCGCGCAGTACTGCGCAGGGCGGTAAGCCCGCGAATTATCTTCCAAGGTACGAGCACGCACAAAAAAAGAGGCGAGCCCGAAGGCTCGCCCCGTTTGATTACTCCGCCGCCTTCGCCTTCGCCGCCGCCGCCTTGCGGTCGGCGATGATCTTGGCCGCGACGACCTTCAAGCTGTCGCACGCGCCAAGCATGGCGCTGATCGAGCGGTCGTTCGCGAGCTTGAACGTGGTGCGATAGTCAGTCACCGCATCACGCAACGCCTTCAGGCGACCGACGGGACAGGCGAGCTTGCCGCCGCCCTTGCGCTTCGCCGACTTGCCGCGAACCGTGCGGCCCGGCTTCTTTGCGAGCTTGCCGCTGATCACCCACGACTTGATCTTCTCGAGTGACGGCGGCGCGGTCTCGCTCTTCTCGACCGTGTTGCGCACGTTGCGAGCGATCACCTGCAGCGATGAAGCGCTCGGCTTCATCGGCTCAAGCAACTTCCACAACGTCGGGAAGCACTTGTGCATGTGAAGTTTGAACACGGTCTTCGTGTCGCTCACCGTGTTCTTGCCCGGCTCGACGACGGGTTGTGCGGGCAGGTCATTCGCAACGCGCCACTCGTTCAAGGCGCGCTGCTCCGCCATGATGAATGCGGCAGTGTCATCAAGCAGCATCTCGCCGGAGCGGATGGCGTTGATGCACGCGCCGTAGCGCGCCCACGCGCCGCCAGCGTTCTTGGCGGCGAGACCGACGCCGACGCCGAGTGCCTCGGCGAGAAATGGCGTCGTGAAGTCAAGTGGCCCGCCGTCCTTGCGAGACTTGCGAGCGGTCTTCGATTGCTTAGCCATGATGTGGTTCCTTTACCTTCGAAGGTACTGCACCGCGCAGTACCTGTGGCCGTCGGGTTTCGAGCGGTCCTACATCTAAGGGGGGCGCGGTCCGCGCGTTGCGATGAACGGAGCGGCGCACTCGCGGGCAGCGGCGGCGGCAGGGGCTCGATGGCTCGACGCTAGCGCTGGTGGCCAGCCCCCACCCCGACATGGCCGGGGCCCCCCCTCCCGTCGCCGGGCCTTTTCCCAGCGAACAATAAATTTCGAGTATTGGAGATAGTTCCTACTTGACACATAAGAACACGTACTTGACACACCCAAAAATCCTCGAACCCGAAAAAATCCGCACGATAAGAAGTTGCATTATCCCTACTTGACACTACCCACCTAAGTTGTTAGATAGTGCCTATGTTCCCAACCAAAACTCGAGAGCGCTGGTGGTCGAGACTTCCCCGGATTATCTGACAATCGCTGCCGACCTGCTGCCCTATGCTGTCGTTGCCGCCCTCGGCTGGTGGACCGGCAGCCTGTCGCGCAGGCTCGACGAGATGAAGCAGCTCGCGCGCGCGCTGATGATCGTCATCTGCGCCAGCCACAACGCCGGTCAGATCACTCTGAGCGACCGCCAGAAGCGTGTTCTCGAGGAAGCCAAGGAGTACCTTCGATGATGTACCGCGAGCCTTCCGTCATCCCCCTGCAGGCCGGGGTGTTCGCGCTGATCAACCGCAGGCGTCGCTTCGCCTACGTCAGCTACACCCAGAACCTGCAGAAGCGCAGCCACTCGATGAGCCACATGCTGCTCAGTCAGGACGAGGACGACACCAGCTACTGGCCGATCCGGGAGCTGCCCAAGCATCCGTCGGACGAGTACGTCTTCAAGGTGATGAAGACCGGCGAGGTCGACGTCCACCAGTCGTTCGCCGCCGTTGCCGCCTCGCAGCGCTTCTTTCTCGCCAAGGGCTACCGGATTGTTTCCGGCAATCGCGCCTCGAGCCCCATCGTTACCTTCAAAGGTAGGAAGATGACCCTTGCCGACGCCGTCAAGGACCACTCCGACGTCAAGTACGTGACGGCCTACCGGCGGCTCGAGCGCGGCTGGAGCATCGAGCAGGCGCTCGGCATCGAGGAGCCTGCGCCGCGCTGGCACAGGACCCAGCAGCGCGAGCGCAAGAAGCGCGAAGCAGAAAGGGCGAGGGCCGCGTGAGGCCGCATCCGACCAAGCACCAGCTGCGTTACCGGCGGCTGGTGCTGGGCAAGCTGCTCGACAACGTCGACATTTTTTACCGGAGGAATTCAATGGAAGCGAACACCCAGCACTACGGCTCCATCGGCTGGCTGATCGGCCACCTGCGCGCCGGGCACCGCATGACGCGCAAGGGCTGGCCCAAGGACCAGCACCTCGTCTACGTCCCCAAGGAGGTCTCCAACCTGCCGCACAAGATGGGCGGCGGGGCCGCCATGCAGGCCTACGTCGCCATCGTGCGCGGCGAGTTCTCGGCCCCGTGGGTCGCCAACAACGACGAGATGCTGGGCGGCGACTGGGAGATGCTCGATCCGACCGCGCCGGGCGAGCACCACGCCGAGTAAGCGATAACGAGTGAGCGGGCGCGAGGCGGCGAGACAGGCGCGAACGAGAAGAGCAGAAAGTGATGTGCTGCGGGTGTTCGTCGCCTCGATCAACCGGGGACGCGGCGGCAAGGCGACATTCGAAGGCATCGTTGCGGAGGTTGGGTCGATCATGGCCAGTAGTGGGGGCAGCGGGGAGAGCGACGGCTTGGCGGCGGTGGAGGCGGTCGGCGTGCCCGACGTCGACGAGAAGGTGCTGCGCAAGATGAACCACGTCGAGTGGCTCCGCCAGTTCGCGCAGGTCCTGCAGGTCCAGCCGCGCGACCGCGCCTCGCCGATGACGCCGTTTCGGGCGGGGGCGATAGGGCGGCTGACGCTGGCCTCGCGCTACATCGGCGTGCTGGTCAGGGAGCTGCACTGGCTCGCCAAGGACAATCGCGAACTCAGGAAGAAGCTCGAGCGCCTTGGCGCGACCGTGCCGCCGCCCTACGATAGCGCCGCCGAGCAGCGCTACGCCGGGGAGGAGGCCAAGGATGAAGGCTGACTGGCTGGGGCTCGTCATGACCATCGTGCTGGCGTTTATCTTGACGGCGCTGGCGTGGGGCGTCGTCATCGTCGTCGGCGACTACGTGCGCGGCGGCAAGCCGTGGCCTGTCAGCAAGGAGAAGTGAAATGAGCACCAAGAACCAGCCGGGCGAGTTCGACTGCCTCGCCAAGATCGAGCCCGACGAGCCCTACTTCGTGCTGCGCGCCAACGACTACAGCGCGTGGAACCTCGTCCACATGTGGTCGCTCACGCGCAGCGCCGACATCGCGCGCGGCTTCAAGCCCGCGAGCGACGCCGAGCAGGCCAAGGAGGCGCTCGAGTGCGCCAAGGCGATGCGGGCGTGGTACGAGGCCAAGCACCCGTCCGGGCCGGTCCACCTGCAGGTGGTCGAGCCTAGGACCGAGGCCCAGCCGACAGGAGAAGCATCATGACCGACAAGACCGCCACCGTGGCGATCAGCGAGAGCGCAGCCGACGCGGTGCGCGTGAAGTTCAATCCGTCCGGCAGCGCGAACGTGGCGCTGATCAAGAACTACACCGCTCAGCTCATCACCATCATGGAGGCGATCCGCGACCGCGATGGCGGCACGGCCGGCCGCGAGGCGGCGGTTGCCATTACTCAGCTGCAGACCGCGTCGATGTGGTGCGTGCTGGCGGCGACCAAGGGGCTGCCGTGACCGACAGCGACCTCCGGGCGCTGTCGCAGCGCCTCGAGGATCGCCTGCGCGTCCTCGTGGAGTACCTCGAGCGCATCGACCGCAAGCTCAACCAGATGATGCACGACATCGACCAGCTGCAGCGGCAGATTTCACTGGAGGACTAGGATGGCGCTCGGTCCGACCGGCGACTTTCCGCGCGGCAAGCTCAACGAGGGCGATGAGGGCGGGCTCAAGCTTCAGGTCGTCACGACGGACCGCACCGTCGTGATCGCGTTCGGCAAGGACGTGTCGTGGATCGGCATGACGAAGGCGACGGCGTTGGAACTCGCGGCGGCGATACTCAAGTCAGCGCAGAGCATAGGAGACTAGGATGGCACAGCATACTGCGGCGAACGACTGGGAAATAGCAATTATATGTCAAATGGGCGGGGCCGAGGGCGTCGGCGGCGGGATATTCTTCGCCGACGTCAAGTCGAAGAAGGCCAAGACGCGGTCGGCGTTCCTGTTTCTGGGGGGTTCCTTTGGCTTCGGCGGCAGCTTCGGCGGCGGCGCTGGACCGTCTCCACTCGACGTGGTCAACAACCACGTCCCTGACATGTATACGCCACTGCGCTGCAATGTACGGTTCAGCGTGGACGATCTTGACTGCGCCAGCGGGCGGATCACCAACATGGGAGTGGCTGCAGCCTACGGCTATTCTTGCGTCCGCATCAGCGCCGGAATGATGCCGGTGCTGTTCAGCAACCAGAACTGCAATGGATGGGGGACCGGCGTCGGCTACGGTGCCGCGACAACCATCGGCATGTGGAAGCAATTGGGAGAGGCGGCGACCTACGACACCGAGGTCGCGAGCTACGTCGAGGACGCCAACATGGACGGCGAGGAGATGCGCTACTGGATGGACACGGCGAACGCCTGAAGTCGAGCATGATCAGTGAAGTGGCCGGTCCCTAGGTTTGAGTACGGCGCGCGCGTGCTTGTGGTGCCGTGCGATCTCATCAAGGCGCGCGTCGTCGACCTGCATGTCATCGGTATGACTGGCTCTATCGAATACGATGTGCGCTGGTTCCACGAAGGCCGCGAGGTCAAGGCGCGGGTGTTCGAGGACGAGTTGCAGGAGGACATATGATCACCGTGAATTGCCCCAGCTGCTGGATCGAGTACGGCATCCCCGACGCGCTCGACTACAAGGCGCAGCAGGAGAAGGGCCGCATCTCGATCTACTGCCCGAACGGACATACGTGGCACTATCTGGGAGAGCGCGAGGTCGACGTCGAGCGCCGCAAGCGCCAGCAGCTCGAGCAGCAGAACGCCCGGCTGCACGAGGAAGCCCGTGCCGCCCAGCGTGCCCGCGACGCCGCCAAGGCCGACCTCAAGCGCCACAAGACCCGCGCCAAGGCCGGGCTCTGTCCGTGCTGCAACCGCAGCTTCGTCAACATGCAGCGTCACATCAAGACCAAGCACCCCGACTACAACGTGGTGCCGTTGAAGGTGAACCCATGACCGATGATGACGCTCGGGTCGCTATTGAGCAGTGGAAGCGCATCGACGATCTCAACAAGGTCTGCTGCACCATGCTGGCCGCGCTGAAGAGCCTTGACGACGACGACGGTTGCTACGCGGATTGCCGGAACTATGGCCTTCCCAAGGGTGAGCACTCGGTCGCCTGCGTCAATTGTCGAACTGCCATCGCCGCCGCCGAGGCTGCAGGCATTGGGGAGGAGACATGAGCCGACTGTGGGCGTTCTCTGGCTGGCTGCCGGCGCTGCTTGGCTTCGTCGCCGGGGCGGCACTGTTCGCCGCCGGCATGTGGATCGGCACATGAGCCAGTGGCACTGCGCCAAGTGCGGCACCGGCAACAGCCCCGAGCGCAGCCGCTGCCGCAACTGCGGAGCCCACAGGCTGGGGCCGTGGCGGTGAAGTTCGTACCTTTGAAGGTAAAATCATGGGCGATAGCGACATCGTGGAAATCTACGACAGGATGAGCCACATACCCGTTACGGCCTACAATCGCGAGACCTCGACCCTCATCGGCGTGCGCGCGATTTTCGAGCGCGTGCTCAGCCCGGAGCTGCTCGGCGAGATACGCGACGTGATCACGAGCTACGACCGGCACGCCGACGAGTTCATCTTCCTGATCCGGCGCGTTCGCGACGACAACGTCGCCCGCCTGCAGATAAGACGCGACAGCTTAAAGTCGATCATTGTCAACGAAGGCACGCTCGAGATCGACCCCGACCAGACCGCCCTGTTGGTGCTTTTTCTGGCGTGACTTGCGGCGGTAACGCATCGGTGGGAAGTTGCGGCGCTCCAAAAACCCCTACCGGAGATACCGATGCCAGAAATCAAGCTCGTCCACGTCAGCCACGTCGGTGGCGACGTCTACGCCCTCCGTCCGTTCCATCTGCCGGTCGCGCCCGATCAGGGCCTGCCGGGCAGCGGCGGCCATCCTGATCAGGGCCTGCCGCCGACGGGTGGCGGTGAAGTTCCCGATCAGGGCCTGCCGCCGACCGATCCGGCGCAGCCCGAGCAGCCCATCCAGCCGGTCCCGCCGGGCATCTGGCCGCCGACGCCGCAGCAGGGCTTCATCATCGCCTACATTCCCGGCCACGGCTGGAACTACGTCAAGCTGCCGGGACCGAGCGCCGGACAGCTGCCCGGTGCTCCGCCGACGGCGCAGCCCAAGCGCTAGGTCCAACCTGCTGCGTTCGTAGCAGGCCTGCGCGCCCCGGCACGGGGCCGCAGGACACGGGCGATGGCGCGGGCGGTATTGCCTCTCGTGCCCATCGCTCCGTACTGCACAGCCTCGCAGGGATGGCTCCACGGGTTCTTGTCAGGCAGCGGCTTGGAGACATCGAGCTGCGTCTTGCCGAAGCGGTACATGCCGCCCATGCCCTGAACGGTGACCGGCGCTCGCGTCTTGTCGAAGATCATCGCCGGGCCGCCGTCGCGCTGCTGCAGCAGGTAGTACTCGACGTCGCGCATGCGGGTGGCGAAGTCGTTGGTCCCCGCAGGCACTGCCGGTATGCCCTCGCGTTTGAAAATGTCGAAGGCGTTAAGCTCGTCGTACTGCGACTTCGCCACGCCCGCCGGGTCGCCGATCACGACAACTGAAAGTCCCTGATATCGCGGGTTCATCAGCGCCGGGCGCAGGTTGTTGCGGATGTGTGTGATCAACCCGATGTCGACGGCCTTCACTTCCTCGAGCACCAGCAGGCGACCGCGCCAGTCGACCTGCATGAAGACGCTCCACGGGTCGCGACCGAAGTCCTGCCCGATGTAGAGCGGCGTGTTGGGCACGACCTCGAGGTTGTCGACGGCGTGGAAGCTGTGGCGGAAGCTGCCCGCGTACACCGCCGTGCCCGACGGGTCGGGGCCGAACTGGGCGTGGACGTAGCGCTTGATCCAGTTCTCGTTGTTGCCGCGCGCCAGACGCTCGTAGTAGGTCCGGCCCTGCGCGAGGCGGGCCGGGTTGTCGGCGGACATCTTGAGCGTCTCGGAGGTCTGCAGCAGCCACTCGAGGTTCTCGGCGTCGGGATCGAGCCCGCCGGGCTGGATGTAGACCTTCCAGTCGGGCGGCGGGGCGATCATGGCGGCGTGCCACGGCGTGCCTTCGGGCGGCATGTTGGTGTCCATCACGATGCCGTTCCAAGTGCAGCCGCCGTCGGTCGGCAGGGGGAAGCGGCCACAGCGGCCCGCGACGTCGTTGACCAGCTCGTAGTCGATCTCGATGCACTCCGAGAGCATCGCGCCCGTGAGGTTCATCGACAGCACGCGGCGGCGGTCCTCGGGCTCCTCGAGCGGCAGGAGTATCCACTCCGAGCGCACGTCGCCGAAGTGGAAGTAGATCGTGTTCTCGCTGACCTTCCAGCGGGCGATGCCGGAGAACCAGTGGCTGATGTCCTTGAGCACGGTCTGCTTGAGCTGCTGCAGGGTCTGCCGGAGGATCGCCCATCGGGTGTAGCGGTAGCCGTCGGCGGCGGGTGTCTGCATCAGGGATCGGCGCAACAGTTCGAATATGAGACCTGTTGTCTTGCCGCTGCCGAGGGGACCGGCGATCAGCCTGACGAACGTGTCGTCGAGCATCAATTGCGAGACGGTCTTCGGTGCGTGGTAGTCTACGTCGGGCACCTAGACTTCCTTGTCGACGAGGGTGGCCGTGCCGTCGATTACCTTCGAAGGTACTTCGTCGATGGGCTTGTCGAAGCTCACCTTCTTGTTGTCGATGAAGATGTTGAACCTGATCCGGTCGGAGGCGTTGCGCCCGTCGAGGCCCGCCGGAGCATCCTTCTTGACGAGGCCTGCTACATTTGATGCCCACTGCAACGCTTGAATTTTGGCACCCATCGGTTGGTTCTTGTCGTGGATGAGGGCGAATATTTCGGGCAAGCTCTCCTCGATCATGGTGAGCGACTTGGCCTGCACGCGCTGCTCGCCCGCCTTGGCGGTGCCCGCGTTCCATTCGGCCAGCTCTTCCTCGAAGCGCACGGCGAAGAACGGCGACTTGAGCAGGCGGTCGAACTCGAAGTCGTCGAGCTGGTAGCGCTCGCGAACCTCGGTGACGGTGATGAGATTGCGGGCGATGTCCCTTGCGAGACGCGAGATCATGGTCTCTACGTCGTAAACCCTGCGCACGGGTGGGGCATTGTCATCAACTTCCATGTAAAGTAGCTTATCGCACTTTCCATCGCTAGGACTAGTAGATGGCCGAAGCCGTCGTCCCCTTCCCGCAACAGCGGCAACCGGGCCTCGTTCGCACCGTCGGCAACGCTGAGCTGATGGCTGCCGAGCAGCGCGCCAACGAAGAGCAGCGTCAGCTCATCCCCGACACGGCGCAGTTCGTCGGTCTCGCTGGCTACATCCGGCAGCAGTGGGACATGTTTGTCCGCCATCGCAACACGGTGAACGGATGGTCGGACCGACTGCTGGCCAGCCTGCGCGCCATGCAGGGCCAGTACGATCCGCAGAAGCTCGCCGAGATACGCAGGTTCGGCGGCTCCGAGGTGTACGCTAGGTTGATCGCTGCGAAGTGCCGTGGGGCCACGTCACTGCTGCGCGACGTATACCTCGGGGCCGACCGGGCATGGGGCCTGCAGGAGCCCGCCGATCCGACCATTCCTGCCGAGGCACTGACTTCAATCGAGCGTTTGGTTACGCTCGAGGCGCAGTCGGCGGCGATGGGTGCGCCACCCGTCGTCGATCCGATGACCGGGCAGGTGACGCAGCCCGCCATGCCCGGTCAGCCTCCACAGCCGGACATGATCCAGAAGCGCGTCTTCCAGCTCATGCAGGCAGCGCGCGAGGCGGCCAAGAAACACGCCCACGAACAGACGCTGATTGCCGAGGACAAGCTCGACGAAATCCTGACGCAGGGGAATTTTTACAACGCGCTGGCTGAAGTTCTGATCGACGTCCCGAGCTTCCCGTTCGCCTGCATCAAGGGCCCGACCGTCCGCATGGTGCAAGATATCCAGTGGAAGAACGGCGTGGCGACGCCGATCCGCCGGGCGCGGCTGTGGTGGGAGCGCATCAGTCCCTTCGACCTGTGGTGGACGCCGGGCGTCGCCTACGTCGAGGATGCCCAGATGATCCACCGGCTGCGCGTCACGCGCACCGACCTCAACGACCTGATCGGCCTGCCCGGCTACAACACCGAGAACATCCGCGCCGTCCTGCAGTACTACGGCTCCGCCGGGCTCACCGAGAACTGGGACAGCACCGACGCTTCGCGCGCCGTCATGGAGAACCGCGAGAACCCGGTCTACAATCTCTCGCAGCTCATCACGACGCTCGAGTTCCACGGTAACGTGCAGGGCACCATGCTGCGCGAGTACGGCTTCGACGAGCAGCAGATACCGGACCCGCTGCGCGACTACGCCATTCAGGCGTGGCTGATCGGGCAGTACCTGATCAAGGTCCAGCTCAGCCCGAGCCCGCGCCGCCGCATCCCGTTCTACATCACGTCGTTCGAGAAGCAGCCCGGCTCGCCCATCGGCAACGGCCTGCCCGACATCATCAGCGACCTGCAAGAGGTCTGCAACGCGACGCTGCGTTCAATCGTGAACAACATGTCCATTGCGTCTGGCCCGCAGGTGGTCGTCAACGACGACCGGCTGGCGGGGCAGGAGAATGGCGAGGAGCTGTACCCGTGGAAGCGCTGGCACACGCTCAACCCTGCCGTCGCCGGGTCGACCGAGAAGGCCATCGACTTCTTCCAGCCGCAGTCCAACGCGCAGGAGCTGTTCGGTGTCTTTAATGCGTTCTACGGACTGGCTGACGATGTCAGCGCGATCCCGAAGTACCTTTCAGGCAATTCACCGGGGGGTGGTGCGGGCCGGACGGCTTCGGGGCTTGCCATGCTTATGGGCAACGCGAGCAAAATCCTACAGACGGTTTGCGCCAATATCGACGCCGATATTATGACGCCGTCGCTGCGGGCGCTGCTCGACCTGCTGCTGATGACCGACACGTCCGGTCTGCTGACGGGTCAGGAGGAAGTGGTGCCCAAGGGCGTCGCCGTCTCGGTCCAGCGCGAGACGATGCGCCAACGCCAGCTCGAGTTCCTGCAGCTCACCGGCAACCCCATCGACATGCAGATCATCGGGCCGAAGGGCCGCGCCGCGATCCTGCGCGCCGTGTCTACCGGCATCGGTCTCAGCGGCGAAGAGATCGTTCCGAGCGAGGACGAGATGGAAGCCCAGCAGCAGCAGGCGCAGGCCATGGCGACCGCGCAGGGCATGCCCGGCGCGACGCAGCAGCCGCCTGCACCGCCCGCTGGCCAGAAGGCCGCAGGCCCGCCGCCGTCGGGCGCGGGCGGGGCCGGAGGTGGACAAGCACCACAGCAACCGGGTACGTCGCGCTCGATGGGACCGCAGACCAACCTCGTCGGCAAGCGGGTGGCTGGCGCTCAATAGGAGGATCAGATGAAGGACATGAAGCCTACGACGACCTCATGGGGCAAGCTCGGCGGCGGCAGCGGACGGATGCACGGTTGGTCCGGCACCGGCAAGCAGGAGCCCGGCCAGTCGGCGCAGGAGGGCTCCGGTCCCAAGCGCGGCATCGCTCCGCACGCTGGCGGGCAGGTCGGCTTCTACTCGGAGAACGGCAAGCAGGGCCGCGAGATGAACCAGAAGCACGGCACCAACCAGTCGTTCGCCGGGACGCAGACGCCGGGCCAGTCGGCTGCGTGCCCGACCGGCGACAAGAACGGCTTCGCCAAGGGCGGCTCGGGCCACATGCATGGCAACAGAGGGTCTATCCCTGCGAAGGGTGGATCGACCGCACCGTGAAGCTGCCCAAGTTCAACCGGGCGCAGGTGCCGACGATGGCGGGGCGTGCCTCGAGCACGTCGCACATCCTCGGCACCAATCCGCGCAAGGGTAAGTTCTCGATGGGCGCGGGCACTAACCTGAAGCTCCACGGCGGCAACCAGATCGGCGACGAAGACCGGCGCTCGGAGGGCGGCACCAGCCAGTCGACTGCGCCCTACAAGCACGGCTTCAAGCCGTTCAACTTCGCGATCTCCAAGGCGCTCCAGCCAAAATGAAATTCGGCAAGCCATCCAAGTCCGCCCCGAACGTCCACGCCAACAAGGGCAAGGGCGGCGTGCAGGCGCTGCTGCCCAACCGGGCGGCGATGAACAAGATCATCAAGGGCACGCCGGACCAAGGGCTGATCGGCAACTACGCCAAGTTCGTGCCGTCCGGCGCGAACGCCGCGCCGAGCTATAATTCGATCATCCAGATGGGCGAGAAGGCCCCCAAGCTCGATGAGTGAGATAAGCGATCCCCTGTACTCGATCACCATGGCGGCGGCGAACCTCAAGGTGGCGGCACCCGAACAGTTCGCGGCACTGGTGGAGGGCTTTCGTCATCTGGAGACTAAGTACCGCACCGAGTTCAGCATCGCCGGTCCCGACGTGATCTTCGGTGCGCAGGCGCGGTCGTGGCTGGCCAGCCAGCTCGTAGGCCGCCTCGAGAACTGTCTCGAGCAGCGCAAGAATTACCAGATGAGGGCATGATGGCACTCCCCGTTACAGCCGACGAGCTGCGCAAGCGGCACACCCTCGCCGGGGTCGACCCGGACTTGAAGGTCCCGGCACAGATCAAGGCTCAGGCGCTGCGCTCGAGCACCATCCAGCAGGAGCTGCTGGGCGAGAGCGAGCCGCCTGTCATTCCTCCGAACGGCACTGCCCCTCCCGAGGGCACTGTCGCGCCGCCTGCTGTCCCTTCGCAGGAGGCGGGGCCGCCGCAGGATCAACAACCATCCCCACCTGCGGCTGGCTCTTCGGGAGATGAAGTCGTGTCGCCGGAGGAATGGGAGAAGCGCTACCGGGCGATGAAGGGCCGCTACGACGGCCTGCGCGGCGAAGTCGGCCAGATGTCCGAGCAGCTACAGCGCCTGCAGAGTGAGAACGCCTCGATGCGCGTCACCTCGACGGGACCGCAGTCGACGACGCTGAACCTGTTGACCGAGGAGGAAGTGCAGGAGTACGGGCCCGAGTTCGTGGACGTCATCCGGCGTGCCGCTGCAGAGGTCGCCGGACCTCTCCAGACCGAGATACAGAACCTGCGTCAGCAACTCGGCAGCGTGCAGCAGGAGACGTCGAACGCCTTCCTCACGCGCATGAACGCGACGATCTCCGGCATGGTCAATGGCTGGCAGGAACTCAACCGGCATCCTGCGTTCGTCGAATGGACGCAGTTGCCTGACGTCTTTAGCGGTGTTATTCGTCAGCAGCTCATGCAAGAGGCATGGAACAACGGTGACGCCATCAGAGTGGCGGCGTTCTTCCGGGCCTTCCTGAATGAGCAGGCAGCCGTAGACCCGGTGGGGTCAGTGCCACGCGGAGATGTAGCGCCACCGATAAATCCATCGCCGATACCGTCGCCGATGGGGGGGACGGTGCCGATACGGACCAGCCTGTCACTCGACGCCCTCGCCGCGCCCGGCAGAGGCCAGTCAGGTGCGCAATCGCCCACCGGCAAACCTGTGTACACCGCCGCCGATATCACTCGGTTCTATACCGACTGTGCTGCAGGCAAGTGGCGAACGCGCGAGGCCGAGCGAGCTGCCATCGACGCCGACATCATTGCTGCGCAGACCGAGGGGCGGGTCATTGCTGATCGTCGCACGATGATCAACATGGGGGACGTTCGCGGCAATCGCTGACGCTCCGGTTGGTCATCCAACTCTAGGAGCATGGCATGGCTGGTTATCCTCTTGCCGGTGCGGGCACCACACCTCCGATCTTCCCGACCGGCTCCATCCAACCGACACCCGCGTACAGCGGCACGTTCATCCCCGAAATCTGGTCGGGCAAGCTGATCGAGAAGTTCTATGCCAGCACCGTGCTGGCGGCGATCAGCAACACCGACTACGAGGGCGAGATCAGGAACCAAGGCGACACGGTTCACATCCGAACCAAGCCGACGATCTCGATCAAGCCCTACCTCGCTGGCGGCAGCCTCGCCGTCGAGCGCCCCGGCTCCAACATCGTCGACCTCAAGATCGACCAAGGTCTCTACTTCAACGAGATTTTGGACGACGTCATGGAAATCCAGAGCGACATCAACCTGATGGGCATCTGGTCCGACGACGCCGCCCAACAGATGAAGATCACCGTCGACACGATGGTGCTGCTCGGCATCCTCGGGCAGGCGAATGCGTCCAACCGTGGCATCACCGCTGGTAAGATCAGCGCCAACCTGAACCTCGGCGTGACGGGCACACCCGTGCCGGTGGTCGCCAATCAGGCGAGCCCGCCGGTCGCCGGGCAGGCCACCGTCCTGCAGATCGTGCTCCGGCTCGGGCTGGTGCTCGACGAGCAGAACATCCCCGAGCAGGGCCGCTGGATCGTCATGCCCGCGTGGATGGCTGCGCTGATCAAGGAGAGCGAACTCAGGCAGGCTTACCTGTCGGGCGACGCGACCTCGATCCTGCGCAACGGTCGCCTCGGCATGATCGACCGCTTCACGCTCTACGTGTCGAACCTGACACCCAAGGGCGCGGTCACCGGACCGCCCGCGCTGGCGGCTGGCGAGTGGGCGGTCTACGCCGGTCATCCGCACGCGCTCACCTTCGCGTCGCAGATCAGCAAGGTCGAGACGCTGCGCTCCGAGTTCACTTTCGGTACGCTGCTGCGTGGTCTGCAGGTGTTCGGTTACAAGGTCCTCGACGGGATCGCACTGGCAGAGGCTATCGTTACCGAGCCTGTTCCACCGTGATCGGGCGATGATTGGGGGCCCTTACCTTCAACGGTAAGGGTCCTCATTCGCGCGCACGCTGGAAACCCGGAGGTACGATGCCCGCACCGCCGACCGTCACCAACTCGCCTACGCCACCAGCCGGTCCGGTGGAAGGCGATCTGTGGTTCAACACCGTCACGGGTCGTGAGTACGTCTGGTACACGAGCCCGTCGACGGGTGTCGGCGCTTGGGTGCAGACGCAGCCTTCGGGCGGCGCTGTCACGTCTCCCAGCGATCCCCTCGTCACTCCAGAACCGCCGCCCGCTTCGACGCCGCAGGACGTCACTCGAGAGCCCTTCATTACCGTTTCACCCGTATCTCCCTCTGGCCCCTCAATTGGAGACCTGTGGTGGTCGCCGGTCACCGGCCAGCAGATGGTCTGGTACGACGACGGCAACACGACGCAGTGGGTGATATCGAACTGGGGCACCGGCAAGAAGGGCGACACCGGGCTAACCGGGCCGCAGGGGCCGCAGGGGCCTGTCGGAGCTGAAGGACCGCAAGGGCCTGAAGGCCCGATAGGTCCGGTCGGCCAGTCGGGTCCGCCCGGCCCGCCCGGCACTGACGGCGCGACGGGTCCGCAGGGGGCGACGGGACCGGAAGGTCCGCCCGGTGCGACCGGCGCGACCGGCGCGCAAGGTCCGCAAGGCGTGCAAGGGCCACAAGGACCGACAGGTGCGGCTGGCGCTGACAGCACGGTGCCCGGTCCGCAAGGTCCGCAAGGCGTGCAAGGGCCACAAGGCGATCCCGGCCCAGCGGGTGCAACAGGTCCAACGGGACCGCCCGGTCCGGTGCCGGAAGCGCCGACCGACGGTCAGCAGTACGCACGCCAGTCCTCGGCGTGGTCTGTCGTTGTTGGTGGCGGCGGTGCGCCGTCCGGTCCGGCTGGTGGTGATCTCACCGGGACGTATCCCAACCCGACGTTGGCGGCGGTCGGTAGCTCCGGCACGGTCGGCACGGGGGCCGACACGACGATCTCGATCACTACCGACACCAAGGGGCGGGTGACCAGCAAGGTCGCCTATATGATTACCCCAGCGGCGATCGGCGCGGCACCGGCAGCATCGCTCGGTAACTACCTGCCGCTGGCCGGTGGCACGCTGACCGGCACTCTGACGGCACAGGATATCGTGCCATCGAGCGGCACGCGCCAGCTTGGCGCGCAGGCCAATCCGTGGATATCGGCGTGGGCGATGGGCGTGTCCGTCACCAACGCCGCTGGCCTCCACCGCTCGCTGATTTTCCAGAGCGCCGCGCTCAATCGCTGGACGCTGCGCGCGAACGCCACCGCCGAGAGCGGTAGCAACGCCGGTTCAGACTTCGAGATCGTCCGCTTCAACGATGCCGGGACCTCGCTGGGCAATGCGCTGGCGCTCAATCGCGCGACCGGCAATGCCGCCTTCAGCGGCGCGGTGAGCGCGCTATCGTTCAACGCCAACAACGTGGCGGCGCTGACCACCAGCGGCGTGAACAGCAAGCTGGTGACGACGGCGTCGGGCTACCTTGAGCTTGGCGGCAACAACGCGGTTACGGTGCAGGTCTACGACACCGGGGTGTTCCCGGCGGTTGCGGGCCGCCAGCTCGGCAACTTCTTTGCGCCGTGGGATCAGATTTGGGGCGTTAGCTACATCATTACCGGCGCGGCTGGAACGAACCGCATCCAGAGCTACCGGACGGCGGCTGACCGGCGCTGGGAGACGGGTGCCGACGCGACTGCCGAGAGCGGATCGAACGCGGGCTCGAACTTCGCCATCGCTCGCTACAACGACGCCGGAACCCTGCTCGGCACACCGTTGGCGATCAACCGCGCGACCGGCATCGCCGACTTCGCTGCGACACCGACTGTCGCGGGCGTGCCGTTGGGTGGTTCGGTCAGCATTGGTACGACGCCACCGGCATCGCCGACAGCGGGCAAGTTGTGGTGGAACTCGGAGACTGGTCAGCTCTTCGTCTACTACACCGACGCCAACAGCTCGCAGTGGGTACCTGCTGCGCCCATGACCGGGCCGCAGCAGACGGCGGGCGGGACGTTCTTCGCGGCGGTCAGTATCACTGGCTTTACTTCAACACCGGCCACCATGGTGTGGACCGCCGGACAGGTGCTTACTGGCAATGAGCAGGGCTGGTACAACCCGGCAAACGGGAGGTGGACGCCACCGCCGGGCCGCTATCGGGTCTTTTCAACAATTGGCGCGGGTCTCAGTTCTGGCGCGACGCTGGTCAATGCTATCATGCGCAAGAATGGCACTCCCTTGCTCGGGAGCATTCAGGTGCCAGCCAATTCTGGTTGGTATGGTGACCCCTGTGTAGAAGCCATCCTCGATATGAACGGCACCGACTGGATCGACATTCAGGTGTCGGCCAACAACGGCGCTAATCTTAATATGTGGTGCTGGTTCGGCGCGCATCCGATCCTCACCGGCATGCCGGGCGTGCGCCAGCCCACCATCTCGACTTCGGCCCCGTCAGGAGGCATCGACGGCGATGTCTGGTATCAGGTTGCGCCCTAATGGCCATCGCCCTTCGCTCGCAGTCGTCGCTGGGCTACGCCACACGCGCCAACAGCACGGTGCCCAAGCCTGCGACCGTTGTTGCGAGCGATATCGTGCTGATGCAGTTCTTTGCTGGGCTCCTGGGTTCCTCGCCGCCAACTCCTACGTTAGTACCGTCCGGGTTCACGGCCTTCGGCACCGCTACGGAGGTGATCGACACCAGTGGGTTCCGAGGGCAGGAGCGGATTTATTGGAAGCGCGCAACCGCATCGGAGCCTGCGACTTACGACTTCCTGCACACCACGATGAATACCGAGGTCGCCGTCTTCTCGTTGAGCGGCTGTCTTTCATCCGGCACGCCCATCGGCCCGAACACCACCAACAACAGCGGCGACAACGGCGTCAACCAACTGTCGACCGGGCTCAGCATCACCACGACGGCTGCGGGATCGTGGCTGATGTATCTCGGCCACAACTGGTCGGCTTCGGCAGGCGCGGTGCCGCCGGGCATGACGCAATTGTTCAACACGCTGCAGTTCGGGGCCTACGAGTTGCGCGCGACGGCGGGTGCGACTGGCGACCGGGTGCAGAACCCCAACGGCAACTCGTTGTCAGGCGCGAACATGTGGGCGGCCCGCATGATCGAGTTGCTGGCCGACGCTGGCGGCAAGACGATGGTCAACCAGAATGGTACTTGGAAAGAGGCCGACACCTTCGTCAAGCACAACGGCGTGTGGAAGCCGGCCAGCACGTTCGTGAAGTCCGGCGGCGTCTGGAAACCGGCGGGGATATGACATGGCAGCACTAGACTTCCCCGCCTCGCCGACCAACGGTCAGCTGTTCTACGCGCCGACCGGCGTCGTCTACCAGTACGACAGCGGAAGCACGTCGTGGCGCACGATCAGCGTCGCGCCGCAGGGCGGCGGCGACTTCTGGGCGACGGTGGATGCGGCTGCGTGGCCCGGCACAGCCGCCACGGTCAGCAGTTTTGTCGTTCAGACTGGCAATGCAGGAGGGTGGTACAACGCATCGAACGGACGCTTCACGCCACCCGCCGGACGATATTTCATCTATTGCGGCGGTAGGACTGGCCTGACGACGGGCGGCGTCATTGGCATCATTACGATCCGCAAGAACGGAACAAATATCATTTCGGGTTTCGGCCATTCGCCCTCGGGAAACATGTATGTCATGCCTGAGGCGCAGACGACCCTTGATGCTAACGGCACGGACTGGTTCGACTGTCAGATTTCAGGAAACCTCGCGACCAATATGTCGGGGACGATCTGGTTCGGCGCGATCCCGGTCGGCGTCGTGCAGTCGATGGCAGCGCCCGGCACTTGGCAGTTGCTCTCCAAGCAGACGCTCGCTGCTAACGCGCCCAGCATCGACTTCACCGGCATTCCGCCCAACATCACCGATCTGCAGTTCAGCTTCGACGTGACGCCGGTCACCAATGGCGTCGACTTCTGCATGCGCTTCTTCAACTCCGCCGGGGTGCTCGACACGGCGGGAAACTATGCTTTCGCGAATACGACGGGCATCCATACCCAGAACAACACGTCGCCGGGCGTAATGGGCAGCGCGGGGTCGGGCCTCACCACCATGATCGCGTTTGATTACCCTCTCGTTAATCGCGTCGTCGGCAACCTCACAGGCATTCGCGGTGGCGGTTATGTCCGCAACATCCGCGCCGCACGGCTCACGGCTGCTGACTACCAATCCAATTACGTCAGCAATGACGGCACAGTTTTTATGGCGGTCACCGGCAGCGGTTATCGTACGCTCAATGGTCCGATCACTGGTTTGAGCTTCATCCCCCAACCCGCTGGCAACCTCGCGGCGGGCAGCACGATCAGCCTGTACGGCATGACCGACACGACGGGTGCCATCGTCGGCAACACCGGGCGCTCGGCGTTCAACATCCGCACCACGACCAATGCCAGCTACACCGGCCCCGGCTCGACGAATATTTTCCGCGCCGCCGCGACGCCGGTCGTCGACTACGATCCCGAGGGCGTGTGGAGCCTCGCCAATGCCGAGTTCACCTGCCCGGCGACGGGCCGCTACCAGTTCAGCCTGACGCACCACGGTGATCCGACATCGGGCGGCCAGTACAGCGGCTCGGTGATCTCGCATCTCACGTCGGCGGCGGCGGTCATTCGCAACTACGCCACGCCGCGCGTCATCAACACCTCGGGTGCCAACTCGCCGATGACGACGACGCAGACCTTGAACATGAACGCGGGCGAGAAGGTCCGCTTCATGTTGGCCAACCCTAACGCCATCGCGTGGACGCAGCACGCCGAGGACGCCACGGTGATCACGGGCGGTGCCACGCTTACCTTCGCCAGCGGCTTCAGGATTTCGTAGGAGGTAGCCATGGCAGACCCTATGGACTTCCCCATCGCGCCGATCGTCGGCCAGAAGTACACCGCGCCATCCGGCGTGGTCTATGCGTGGGACGGCTACGGCTGGACGGTAGGCTTCTACGACAGCGGCACGCAGGAGATGAGCGTCGTCGGCGACGTGCTCGATCAGGTGCGGACGCTGCTGCAGGATGTCGACAACAGCTCGGGCCAGTACCGCTACTCGACCGACAGCATCATCACCGCGCTCAATCAGGGCATGCTCGACCTCTTCAGGATCAGGCCTGACCTGTTCCTCGAGAGCAAGTTCAAGGTGCCGGTCTTCAGCGTTGGCGCGCTCAATGCCCTGTTCGGCATCGAGGAGCAGTATGTCCCGCCGCTGGTGTATTATGTCGTCGGCCTCGTGCAGGTGCGCGACGACGAGCAGAACCAAGACCAGCGCGCGATGGCCTTCTTGAAGACGTTCACTCAAGCCGTGCTGACGGTGGGGTAGCCGATGCCGAAATTGCCCGACCCGCCTTGGGGCCGCGTTTACGCCGACGTCAAGCTCACCATGCCGGGGCTGACCGATGCCGTGTTCTGGAACATGGTCTATCAGGTGCTCAACGACTTCTTCGACCGGACCAATATCTGGACCGAGGAAGCGCCGATGAACGTCGAGCCCAACGTGCTGAGCTACAACATCACGCTCACCAAGTTCGGCATCCCCAACCGGCTGATGCTGGTCTACAACCCGGCTTACTCGCCGCCCGACAAGCAGTGGGTGCAGGGCGGTGTCGGCATGATGAAGCCCGGCGTGATCACGCTGCGCTACGCGCCGTCCGAGGCGGCGACGTGGAGCGCTGTCGTTGCCAAGACCTTGAGCACGGTCGGCAGCGACGGCATCCCCGACATCGACCCGTCAGACTGGTGGATCATCGACAAGTATGCCGACGGCTTCATGTACGGCATCATGGGGCGTCTGCAGTTGAGCCCGGCGAAAACCTACAGCAACGCCAAGCTTGGCGCGTCGAACTGGCAGACCTACGTCGCCGAGCGCAGTAAGGCGCGCACCGACGCGCTCAAGGCCAACGTGTTCGGCGGACAGCGCTGGATGTATCCGCAGTCCTTCGCCACGACGACGAGAAAGGGTTGGACCTGATGTTCAGCATCAAGCATCTCTTCCAGTCGTCGAAGGCAGACGGGACCGACAACACCCTCGTCAAGCCGTCCGACTGGAACAAAGAGCATCAGGTCTTGGCGTCGACCGACGGCGTCGTCATCGGTCGCGCACCCGGTGCCGGTCCGGGTCCGATGGACGAGCTTCCGGTCAGCAGTTTCTTTCTGCCCGGCATGATCATCGAGTACGGTGGCGCGGTGGCCCCGCCCGGCTGGATGTTGTGCGAGGGCCAGTCGCTCGAGCGTACCGCCCATCCGGCCCTGTTCACTGCCATCGGCACGACCTATGGCGCGGTCGATGCGACGCACTTCAGCCTGCCCGACAAGCGCGGGCGCGTGGCGTCGCACCCCGATGGCGGCACGGGACGCCTGCCGGGCTACAATATCGGCGTGGCGGGCGGTGCTTACTACGTCCCCGGCAGCAGCTTGGGCGTGCAGGTCGGTGGCTGGTTCGGCGGTGGCGGCTTCACCGGCTCGGGCTACACGACCGGCCAGCAGACCGTGCAGGTCTACGTGGGCACGAGCGGCGTGCAGGGCGGCAACTGGTACGGCGGCATCGTCGGCGGCGGCGACGTGCTGCATGGCGATCATACTCATATCGTCAACGGCGGCTTCTGGACGGACGGTCAGAACCTCAACGTCTACATCAACAGCTTCGGCGCGTCGGGTGGCGTGACCAGCCAGTTCAACATCATCCAGCCGACCATCGCCATTCCGAGCATCATCAAGCTTTAACCAGAGGAGAGAGAGCAATGACTGAGACTGAGACTGCCCCTCCCGTCGTCAGCGACGAGGAGGCTGCTGCTGTAGCTAAGGAGTACCAGAAGCGTTACGAGCCGCCTCCGCCGCCGGAGAAGACGACCCTCGAGCTGATCGAGGAGAGCAAGGCTTCGGCCAAGGCGCAGGCGGAGAAGGACCCGCCCGACAAGGATACGCAGGGCCAGCCTGCACCTGCAGCGCCTCCGGCCTGATACCTTCGAAGGTAAGCGATGCCAGTACCCCCGATCTCGATCCTCGGGTTTGGAGGTCAGACCCCGGCAGTGGACCCGCGTCTGCTGCCGGAGGCTCTGGCTGCTCAAGCCGTGAACTCGTGGCTGTTTTCGGGACGTATCGAGCCGCTGCACTCGCTGGTGCCGATCCACACCCTCGAGAACCAGTCGGCCCGCTCGGTGTTCAGGCTGCCCATCGGCCAGTCGGGCATCGACTACATGGTCGACAGCTACTGGCTCGAGTTCGAGAACGAGAACATCCGCGTGATCCGCTCGCCCATCGTCGGGCAGGATGACGACGGTCGCTACTACTGGGCAGACGGCATCTATCCGAAGTACCTGACCGGCACCCAGATCAAGCAGATCAATGCGCCGATGACGGGCCCGTGGAACGCCGCGACGGACTATGGCCTCAACCAAGCCGTTACCAATGCCGGGATCACCTACGTCTCCATTCAGACAGGCATCAACCATCCGCCCGCAACGTCGCCGACTTTCTGGGTCGTCATGCCGAAGCCCGCACGGCTCGGCGTGCCCGCACCCAGCGTGCCGCCGGGCGTGACGGCGACGGGCGGCGTGTCGACGATCAACAAGACGGTGAACTACGTCTACACATGGGTGACCGACCTCGGCGAGGAGGGGCCGCCCAGCCATCCGACCGCAATCACCAACAAGCTCGACGCGGTCTACCACGTCACGATGACGGCACCGTCGGGCACCGACGCTGCCGACCGGCACCTCACCAAGACGCGCATCTACCGCACGGTGGTGAGCGCGCAGGGCGTGGCGACGTTCTTCTTCGTGGCCGAGCAGGTGATCACCGACCTGACCTACGACGACGACTGCGCGGTGACGACCGATGCGGTGATCGTCAACAACGAGCAGCTCATGACCGTCGACTGGTCGGAGCCGCCCGAGGACCTGCAGGGTCTCGTCACGATGCCCAACGGCATGGTGGTCGGCTGGCGCAAGAACGAGGTCTGGTTCTGCGAGCCCTACTACCCGCATGCGTGGCCGGTGCGCTACATCATCGGCGTCGACGCCACCATCAAGGGACTGGGCGTCTACAACCAGTCGGTCATCATCCTCACCGAAGGCCAGCCCTACGCCGCGACCGGCATCCTGCCGGAGGCCATGGCGCTCTCCAAGATACAGCCGCTCGAGCCCTGCACTGCGCGGCTCTCCATCGTCAACACGCCCAACGGCGTGCTCTACAGCTCGCCCAACGGCCTGATCAACATCACCCCTGCCGGTGCCGTCAACCTCACCCTGCAGATGATCCTCAAGGATCAGTGGGCCAAGATGGTGAACCTCGACAGCGTCATGGCCACTATCGTGAGCCAAGGCTACTACTGCTACTCGGGCCCGACGGTCGGTGTGTTTCAGGAGGACAGCTTCCAGAACGAGGTGACGACGCCGGGTGAGGGAGCCTTCCAGATCGAGAGCCACTACGGCACGCGACCGGGCGTCTACATCTCGCTCAACGACCCGCGCCTCGGCGTGACGTCGCTCGATCCGACGCCGAGCGAAGTGCTTAACGTCATACAGGACATCTTCAACGGCGAGACCATGCTGGTGCGCGACGGCATCGTCTTCCTCGTCGACCTGCGCAAGCTCGCGCCCTACGCCAAGTACCGCTGGCGCTCCAAGATTTTCACGCTGCCCTACCTGCAGAACATGGGCGCGGCCAAGGTCTACTGGACGCCCGCCGATCCTTCGATCACCGAGCCGAGCTGGTTCCGCGTCTACGCCGACGCCAAGGCGAGCGATCTCGACGCCGGGTTGACGCTGCGCTTCCAGCAGAAGATGACCAAGTCGGGACAGATGTTCCGGCTGCCGTCCGGCTACAAGGCGCAGTACTACCAGTTCGAGGTTGAGGGCTACCTCAACATCGACGCCATTCACTGCGCCCAGACGGCGCACGAGTTGAGGTCCATCTGATGGAGCAAGCGAACAAGCCCGCCTATCCGTCGATCCCGATGCCGCTCAACAATCCCGACGCGCTCTACGCGACGGTGCTCGCGCTCAAGCAGGCAGTCGACATGATGGTCGGCAACAAGGGCGAGGAGCGCATGCCGACGATGTACACGACGGAGCAGCCGCCGCAGGGGCCGCAGGCCATCGACGGCGACCTGTGGCTGAGCAAGGCACCGACGATGACCACGCTCAACGTCATGGTCGGCGGCAAGTGGCGTCAGGTCGGTGCGATCACATGATCGTCTTCGGTGACCTGACGCACGGCGTGATGATCGCTCGAGGGGCGCAGACCGGCTTCGACCCCAACGTCGATGGCTGCGTCGCGAGGACTTCCGGCGATGGCCAGCTGCTCGGCGGCTTCGTCGTCACGAACTACAACGGCGCTATCGCCATGGTCCACATGGCGGGCTCGCCCGGCTGGTGCAGCCCGCGCCTGATGTGGGTGCTGTTCGATTACTCGTTCAATTACCTGAAGCTGCGCCGACTGCTCTGCACGGTCGGCTCGAAGAACCTGACGTCGCTCGATCAGGTGAAGCGTGCAGGCTTCGTCTACGAGCACACCATCAAGGATGGTACACCGGACGGCGACCTCGTGATGCTTTCAATGTCGCGCCCGAACTGCAAGTGGCTTAAGCTCCGCAGCCGATATCTGCGGGAAAACGGCCACGGGGAGTTGGCTGATGTTCACGCCTGAAGTTCATCTTCTCAGCGATCCATGGGCTGAGCATCCGGTCGTCAACCGCCACATCATGAACGGCGGTGGCGGCGGTGGCGGCGGCTTCAATATGCCGATGCTCGATATGCCGGATTACTCCAAGTACATCACGGCGATGACCGACGTGGGCAACAAGCTCGCGGGCTACGGCGGCGATATCTACGAGTGGGCCAAGAAGACCGGCGTCGACCTGACCGCTCTCGCCAAGTCGGTCTCCGACAAGGCGTCGTCCGCCGCCGACACCCAGCAGGCCACGGGCGACCGTCTGATGGGCGACTGGGAGACGATGTACAAGCCGCTCTATCAGGCGCAGGCGGCGGACGCCCAGCGCATGATCGGCGAGCTGCCGAGGACCGAGGAGCAGTACGCGGGCAAGTTCGGTGCCGACACTGCCATCGCGCTCGATCAGGCCAAGGCGACGGAGCAGCGCAAGCTGCAGGCGCAGGGTCTGACCCGTCCGGGCGTCGCCAGTCAGGCACTCGACACGTCGGCTGCCATCCAGCGTTCGGCAGCGACGACGGCGGCTGCCGAGCAGGGACGGCTGGCGGCGCGCACCGAGGCGCGCAACGTCACCAACACGGCGCTCGAGAGCGGCAAGTTCATTCCCGGCGTGGCGGCCACGCAGCAGGGGCAGGCGACCGGCAACCGCAACCAAGCGCTCAATGCGCCGCTCGCTGCCGCCTCGACGACGGCAGGCCTCTATAGCCCGGCGACGTCGATGTACAACTCGGCCTTCCCCTACCTGCAGCAGTGGGGAGCGACGATGGGCAAGAACTTCGAGCAGGGCATGGCCCAGCGCCAGCAGGCCTCGCGCGAGTGGCAGATGAACCAAGAGAACGACGACGGCGGCATCATGGGCGCGCTCCTGCCCATCGCTGGCGGCATCGCCGGATCGTTCCTCGGGCCGATGGGCACGGCGGCGGGCAGCGCCGTCGGCAAGGCCGCCGGTTCCGCGCTCACCAAGGCGGCGAGCGGCGGCGCGATCCGTGGTCGGCGCGTCGCCTACGCCAAGGGTGGAGCCATCGACACCGGAGCCCCCGTTACCGGCGAAGGTAATCTCGTGCCGCCGGAGGCCTCGCCGAGTGGTGGGCAGGTGATCGACGATGTTCCCGCGATGGTGAGTGAGGGCGAGTTCGTCATCCCCAAGCGCACCGTCGACTGGTACGGCGACAAGTTCTTCCAGAACCTGATCGCCAAGGGCGACAAGGAACAGGACGCGCAGACGGTGGCCGAGCCCGAGATGGCTGAGCCGGGGCAGGGTCCGCCTGCCATCGACATGATGCCGCCGATGTTCCGAAGCGAAGGAGCCCGCGCATGAGCAAGCTGATGCAGCGCTTCGTCGACAGCTTCTTCAAGGGATGGGAGCACGGCGACAAGCACTTGGACCGTGAGGAGAACCGCACGATCCGCCGCGAGGCCAACGAGATCGCTCGCGAAAAGAACCGCGTCGCCGCCCAGTACAACCAGTGGAAGATGGGCGACACGACGCGGCGCACCGACGCCTACGTCAATCAGGCCAACGCCAACGCCCAGCGCCTGCTGGCCAAGGCGCGCGGCGGCACGGGGGCCAGCGCGGGCCCGTCGCCCGGCATGCTGGCCTACATCAACAAGTACGGCGCAGCGGGCCTCGAGAACGACAGCGCCCCGGTCAACCAGAACGTCACCGTCGAGGCGAACGAGGGACCGATCCAGCTGCCGAACGACGGCGACGGGGACGGTGGCGGCGATACCGTCGACACGGGCGCGGCGCGCGGCGGGCGCATCTCGCGCATGGCCAAGGGTGGCCGGGCCAACCGCTTCGCCACCTCCTTCAACAACGCCGCCGCAGCGGGCAGCCGCAGCTACTTGGCCGACCAGCAGCGCGAGCAGCCGAAGGTCTCGCCGATCACGCGCACGTCTTCGACGCAGGCATATGAGGGGGCGGGCACGACCGGGCCGGGCTCCGGCTATGGTGACACGGCGGCACCGCCGGTCGTGCAGCCGCCCGCTCCCGTGCAGCCCGCGCCGCAGGCCATCGAGCCGATCTATGCGCCGGGCCTGCCCGAGCAGGGCGGCGAGTACATGCGGCGCGGTGGCCGCGCGGTGCGGCACTACGCAGGCGGCGGCCCGGTCACCTACGACCTGTCGCCCGAGGCGATCTACAGCGGCATGACGGTGGTCGGCCCCGACGGGCGCACCGTCGTGCTGGACGACCGGAACCTCAAGGAGACCGAGCTGCTCGGCACGCGCTCGAGGCCCGAGGTGCTGGCCGGAGTGAAGACCGACGAGGCGACCCAGACGCGCCGCATCGGCAACGTCGACGCCAAGGTCGGGACTCGGCACATCCCGCGCAGCACCTACTCCGATCAGGTAGGGCCGGGCGGCGGTGCTGACGTCGACCCGAGGCAGGGCGGCGAGCCCAAGTACGTGCCGACGGTCTATCCCGAGGACGACTACGTCAACGCCCCGACGCCTCCGCCGACGATGCCGCCCACGACGGTGACGGCTCCGCGCGACGGGGCGATCAAGACCGGCCCGCCGCAGTGGAAGAAGCTGCGCGACCAGACCCGCACCGAAGCCTACGATCCCGAGAAGGATCGCATGGACCCGCACAACACGGGCCCGCTGCGCGAGGGCCGCGAGAGCACGGGAGAGACGGCGCTGTGGGCGCAGTCGCGTCCGGGCGGCACGCCGACGGCGGACCCGGTGGTGCCGGGCGACAAGACTGCGCCCGACCGCACGCCGCCGGGACCCGTGGTCTACGACCAGCGCGTGGGCCAAGCGGCGGCGCAGGGCGCGACGTCGTTCGCCAACCGCCTGTTCCATCAGGACCGGCAGGACGCCAACACCGAGCGCGGCAAGGCCGCGATGTACTCCGGTGCCGGTGCGCCCGACCCCAAGGCCATGCAGGAGGTCTTCAAGGTCATCGACCCCGACAACAAGCTGCCGATGAACCAGAAGATCGAGCTGGCCGCCCAGCAGGTCTACGACAGGTTCATGCAGCAGGGCGACCAGAAGGCCGCCGAGAACGCCGCCTTCGAAGTCACCCAGTTCGGCATCAAGATGTCGACCAAGCACGGCAGCGACGCCATGAAGCTCATCCAGCAGGGCAACGTGGCCGGTGCCGTCGGCCACCTGCTGGCGGGCTACAACTGGATACCCAACGGCCAGACCGCAGAGCAGCGCGGCAGCAACATCGTGCTGGTGAACAAGCAGGGTCAGGTCACCCAGCAGTTCCCGCTCGATCCCAAGATGATCCAGAACATCGCCCTCGGCATGTCGACCGGCCAGCTCGGTTGGGATGTCATGCAGCAGGCGGGTGGTGGGGGACGCCAGACCGCGCAGGCCCAGCAGCCTGCGCAGCCGGGGCCGCCCGCCGCCTCGGGGGCCCAGCCTTCGGCGGCTCCGGCTGGGCCTCCCCAACCTCCAGCCGCACCCCCTGCTACACCGCCCGCTACGCCACCCGCTGCTCCTCCGGCTGCGGCAGCGCCTCCCCCTGCTGCTCAGCCTGCCGCTACGCCAGCGCCGCGTCCTCCGGTGCCTCCGGCTACCCCTCCCGCTGGAGCCCCTCCAGCGGCCCCCGCAGCCTCACCTGCGCCGCCCAAGCCCACGGCAACGCCACCGGCAACGCCACCGGCTGCGCCACCGGCAAAGGCGGCGGCAGGTGCCGGTGCTCCCGCACCGGGCACGACGCCCTCGTCTTCAACACCTGCCACCCAGCAGTCGGGGGCGGGGGCGTCGGGCGGGGCTATCGAGACGACGCCCAAGACCGCGTCCGGCAAGGAGCAGAAGTCGGCGGAGCGGCTCGAGGCCGAGCACTGGGCCAAGAACCCGTACAACCCCCTGCCGGACAGCGACCGCAACCGGGGCCAGATCAGCGAGGGCGCGGTCAACTCCGAGCTGGCGCGCATGGACGCCGAGCACCGCAAGGGCCGCGAGGAGCGGATGCGCGACGCGGTCAAGCTCGGGCTGGTCAAGGGCAACGACAGCCGCATGGTGACCAAGCTGCTGGCCGGGTACGACAAGGAGTTCGAAGCCAAGAAGAAGCTCTTCCTCGACCGCGTCGAGAAGGCCCGCGCCCGGCAGGCCAAGGACGCCGACACCGAGCGCGCCGAGAGCAAGCCGCGCGAGGTCAAGCTGGCCGACGAGGGCACGCTGAAGACCGGCTTCTCCAAGCAGCGCGAGGCGACCAGAGACGGCTCGGCCTCCAACAAGGGCCTCAAGGTCGAGTACGACCAGTCGCCGCTGCGCTACCTCAAGACCGACGCCGACCGCGAGAAGCTCGACAGCATCGCCCGCAACCTGTGGCGCACCAACCACGGGCTCGACGCCAAGACCGCCTACGAGGTGGCGCTGGCGTCGACCTCGATCATGCTGCCGACCAAGGACAAGGACGGCAAGGACAAGAACCCGGTGGGGCTCAACCGCCAGACCGGCGACAAGGCGACCCACTTCAGGCCGGTGCGCGAGAGCCACCGCAAGGGCCACGTCGTCATCCAGATGGCCGACGGGCGCGAGTACATCGTCGACCCCAACACCTATCGCGACATCACCAACATCCACCAGCGCAACTGGGCGGAGTATACGGCGCAGAAGGAGAAGGACGCCAAGCGGCCCACCGGCAAGCGGGCGCTGCAGGGCGTGGGTGCCGCGATCAGGACGGTGGCTCCGTTCGTGCCGGGCCTGCCGCCCGGAGTGGGCGACGCCGCCGGGCGCGCCGTCAGCAAGCTGGGGGAATAGATGCCGCCGCCAGTCACCGACAAGGACGCCGACATCCGGCCAAGCATGGAGGGCTTCGGCCCGACCGAGCTTGGCGGCCTCGCAGCGCCGCTGCCGCACGATCCGGGCCGCGACGTCTTCGGCTACATGCAGGACATGTTCCTCAACACCGTGGCGGGCGGTGTCGGGGTGGTGCGCGACATCGCGGGCGTCAAGGAGGCGATCCAGACCAGTCCCCCTGCCGTCAAGCAGGCGCGCGGCGACATGGATGCGCTGGCCGACCTCGAGAGCTACATCCGCTCGGGCCGCACCGAGACCGCGAAGGTGCGCGACGAGAACCCGGAGCTGCGCCCCGGCATGCTGAGCGCCGACTACGTCGGCCAGACCGTGTCGGGCATCCTGCCCTACGCGCCCATCGCCGCCGCCGGTCCGTGGGGCGTGCCGATCATGGGGGCGACGGCGTTCGGCCACGCCCGCTCCGACATTCGCGAGACCATCCGGCAGGCCAGCCTCGACCAGCTCAAGCAGAGCCCGAAGTACCGCGAGCTGGTCGCCTCGGGCCTGTCGGACGAAGAGGCCCGCGAGAAGCTCTACGAGGCCACGGCTGATCCGACGTCGCTCGAGTTCCTCAAGAGCGCCGCCCCCGAAGTCATCGGCAACATGATCGGCGGCGGTGCCTTCCACGCCCTGTCGAAGGGCTTCATGCGCAAGACGACGGAGAGGATCACCGACAGCGTGCTGGCCAATACCGTCAAAGGTATCGACCAAGGCACGGGCGTCGCCAACTTCGCCGGGCGGCGCGCCATCGGTGCGGGCCAAGGTGCCGCGCTCGGCGTCGGCATGGGCGGCGGCACCGCCTACACCACGCAGGCTCTCGAAGTCGACGCGGGCCTGCGCAAGGAGATGGACTACGGCGAGGTCGCCGAGGAGGCGGGCAAGCAGGCGCTCACCTTCGGGGCGCTCGGCGCGGTGTCGCGGCGGCGCAAGGAGGTGCCCCCGGTCGGCCTCGACGTCGAGAGCGTCGCCCGCATGCAGGAGCAGAACTACGGCGGGCCGGGCGGACGCGCCATCGGTCCGCCGCGCACCATGGAGATCGAGCCCGGTCGCCCGATGGAGCACGGCGACCTCGGCACCAGCGAGCTTGGGCCGGAGGGGCCGTCGCGCCCGCCGGTCACGGGTGGCCGCCCGATGGAGCCCGCCGAGCTTGGCATGAGCGAGCTGGGCGGCATGGCCGCGCCGGGTCCCCTGCCGGGCGCGCACACCGGCCCGCTGCACGCGGCCCCTCCTGTTGCGCCCGGCGCGCCCGGTGCGCCCGGCGTCGCCCCGAGGACCACGCCCGGCCCGACCCCGACGTCAGCTGGCGCTGGGGCCGCCGCAGGCCGCCGACGCGCCGCTGGCCGACCGATGCACGAGACCGACATCTGGCCGACCGAGTACGGGCAGGAGCAGGCCCCGCGCGCGCCGGTCACGGGTGGCCGGGCGATGGAGCACGGCGACATCGGCGTTAGCGAGATGGGGCCCGAGGCCAAGGGCAAGCTCGCGCGCACGCCGCGCGTGCAGATGCGGGCCGAGGACCTCTACGGCGAGTACGGGCAGGAGCAGGCCCCGTTCGCGGCGCGTCCGGCGCGCACGCCGGAGAGCTGGCGGCCCTACGAGGCGGGCGAGCGCGACATGACGCGCGGCGACATCGGCATCAAGGGCGGCGAGGAGTTCGTCGAGGCCGCCCCGGCCAAGTCGATCTTCAACGTGCCGACGCTGCCGACCGAGCGCGCCAAGCCGGTGACGGTCGAGCCCAAGCGCGAGCCGACGGCAGGGGAGAAGTACGTCGAGGCGCTGAAGCAGCGCCACAAGCAGGCGGCTGCCGCCAAGATGGAGGTCGGCAAGCCCGGTCGTCCGGTCGGTGCCGAGCACGGCGTCGAGGCGAAGCCGCGCTACCCGCTCGACTGGCGCGACAAGAAGGCCATCGAGACGCAGCTCGTGAACGTCTCGCCGACGACGCGCGGGCAGTGGGCCGACCGCCTGCGCCGCGCCCACGAGGCAGGCCGCGACGTCACGCTGAACGACATCCCCGAGATCGGGCGGCGGATGTTCGGCAGCAACCTCGAGCGCATCGAGAACCTGCTGCGCCACAACCCCGAAGAGACCATCGCCAGCATCCAAGGCAAGCAGGTCGAGCGCGTGCCGGGCGGCGACAGGCTCAGCAAGAAATCAGTCGACGCGCTGACCGGGCTGATGGAGAAGACCAAGGGTGCCGATCACAAGCTGTGGGGCGAGCGCATCGACAAGCTCGCCACCGCGCTGAAGGGTCGTGTGCCGTGGAACCGCCTCGTCGACGAGATGCGCGAGGCGATGGACAAGCACGACATCCGCAAGGAAGTCGTCGACGCAATCGTGGAGAACCCCCACCATGCCGCAGATATCCTCCGGGGCAGGGAGTACCAAGAGCCGCCGCGCGAGTACCGTCGCAAAGGTGAAACGACGCGCGCCGGGCGTGTCGAAGTCAAAGAAGAACCAGCCGAAGGCGAAGTTACCGTCGAAGGTAAGGAGGCGGGCAAGGGTCAAGGCGAAGCATCGAAAGAAGCTGCGCGTCAGGTAGACACCCGCGAAGGAACTTGGGACGGGCCCGACGGCGAGAAGGACGTCCGCGTCTTCAACGAGCCGCCCGAGGTCGGGCCCGACGGCAGGCTGCACCAGCGCGTCCTCTACAACGGGCAAGAGGGCATGGTGCCGGTCGACGAGCTGCGGCGTGACGACCGTGCGCCGCACCAGCGTGCCGCCGACGCGCTCGAGGCGGTGTCCGACGTGCTGCCTGCGCCGCGCGCACCCGAGCACAAGGTCGAGCGGCCCAAGCTCAGCGCCAAGTTCACGACCAAGCTCGCCGACCTGCAGGACCGGGTGAAGAAGTACTGGTCGCGCAACGTCAAGGCGGCGGCCCATCCCGGCGAGCGCGTCATCTACAAGGGACGCGAGGGCTTGACCTACGAAGAGATCGAGCGCGAGGCCAACCGCAAGGGCTCCAACGTCGCGGGCGAGTGGGTCGGCTTCAAGCCGATGACGGAGTGGCAGCGCGGCCAGCGCGACGCGGCGCAGGCGGCGCGCGACAGCGAGCGCGCCAAGGTCGAGGAGGCGGCAGCCAAGACGAGGCTGCGCCACCAGCTCGCCGAGGACTTCAAGAACATCGTCGGCTTCCATGGCCGGGTGAGCCGCGCGCTCAAGCTCGCCTTCAACCGCATCCCGGCGATCCGCGAGATGTCGGCGACCGACCGCAAGCGTGCCGCCGCGCGGGGCCGCGAGCGCGCCCGCAAGGAAGGCCGCACCAAGTTCGACTACGAGGACCGCGAGGCGCTGGCCCGCGACGTCATGATGGACCAGCACAGCGGTCTCAGCGTGCTCGACGACTTCTGGGACGTCGACGCCGAGACCGGCAAGGGGCGGCGCACCATCGGCGACGTGCTCGACAACATGATCGGCGTGACCGGCGAGTTCCGGCTGCGCGAGAAGACGCAGGGCGAGCAGAAGAAGGGCAGCGTGCTGCCGCTCGACACGGCGTCGCGCGAGACCATCGAGCGGATCGCCGCCAAGATCGTCGCCGTGATCGACGCCAAGCGCTCGATGGCCGCCGACCTGTTCGCCAAGGCGGAGGCGGCGCGTCCGGGCACGCAGATCAGCTGGGCCGTGCCGATGAACCGGGGCGGGCGCGGCGGCTGGTACGACAGGCTGGGCGAGACGCGGTCGATGGGCCGCACGATGAACGACCACCTGATCGCCAAGAACCACAGCAAGCTCAAGGAGGACATCCTCGACTTCTACATCCGCGAGAAGATGCTGGAGAAGGGCCGCATCGCCGAGTGGGAGAAGGAGGACCGCCACCAGAAGAACATCGCCTACGACGCGACCAAGTCCGAGCTGTCCAAGGTCATGGCCCAGCTCGACCGCATGGCCGACGTCGACAACGCCATCGCCCGTGCCGAGCGCGAGCGCGAGCGGGCGGGCGGCAGCGACGCCAAGGATGCGCTGGCCATCGCCGACAAGCAGCGCGCCGAGCTTGAGTACCGCGAGCTGCTGCGGCAGGCCAACACGGCGTTCGATCCCAAGCTCACGGTCAGCGAGAACGCCAAGCGCGTTGCCGCCGCGCGCGACGCCCTGAAGAAGCGCACCGCCGACAGCGGCCCCAAGGAACTCAAGGTCAACTACGTCAGGTTCCTCGAGGATGCGGGCGTCAGGTTCGACCCCAACAAGTCGGTGCCGGAAATCTTCGAGGGCTTCCGTGCCGAGCAGGACAGCCTGCGCAAGCGCGCCGCCGTACTGCGCGAGACGCTGAGCCAGATCGAAGGGGCCACCATGCAGGGCTCCAAGGCCATGATGGAGGCGCGGCCCGAGAAGGGCGGCCAGTTCGGCGGCCAGATACACATCAGCGACAGCGGCACCTCGGCAACGCTGGTCGGGACGGCGCGCTGGAAGGGCTGGGGCTTCCCGAGGATCGAGGCGCGCATCGACGAGCTGTGGCGGCAGCGCGACCTGCCGGAGTGGCAGCGCGAGCTGAAGCTCGACTTCATCCGCGACGAGATCATCGGCAAGCCGCTCGACGAGCACCTGCAGGCCAAGCGCGAAGCCGACCGCAGGGCCGCCCTCGAGAAGGAAGTGCTGGCCGAGCGCGAGCCCGCCAAGGTGCTCGAGGAGAACGCCGACAAGATCGTCAGGAACTCCGAGAAGGTCGACGCCATCCGCGATGCCGTGGAGAGCACGCCCAAGGACCCTGCCGACTGGGTCGGCAGGTATCAGGAGCTGAGCGACCGGCTGAGCGACGCACTCGGCGTCGACCGCAAGCGCGGCACCAAGAACAATCTCCAGCAGCTGATCTGGGACGCCGAGCGCGAGGTCGACCGCATCACGACCGAGCAGAAGGACCTCTACGAGAAGAACGTCCCCGGCTCGCTCGACAACGACTTCTCGATCAAGCAGGTGCTCGACGGCGGCGTCGACCTGCGCACGCCGGGCGTCATGCCGCGCGGCTCTTACGTGTCGAAGGTAAGTAATTTCCTGATGCCGGGCCACGACCGCTCGATCATGGACGGCAGCGAGGGCTCGCTGCTCAAGCACTTCTACGGCATGGTCCGCAAGCTGGTCGGCGACCACGACGTGGTGGCGCTGACCAACGAGCAGTACGCCCGCGCCGCCGAGCTGCGCGACGTCGACCCTGCCGACACGCCCGCCTTCTACGACCGCCGCACGCAGCGCATCTTCACGACGCACGAGACGCTGGCCGGTCCCGACCGCGCCCGCATCATGGGCCACGAGTTCGGCCACCCGCTGACCGAACTCGCCATCGAGAAGTTCCCGGCCATCGGCAACCGCATCGACCGCATCCGCCAGATACTGGCCCGCGAGCGCCACGACCTCGAGCTGCGGCGGGCCCGCATGGCGCGCTTCGGCGGCGAGGCCGAGGGCCACCCGCTGCTCGACTTCGATCCGCAGGCGCTGACCAACGTCCACGAGTTCATCACTGAGTTCTTCAACGACGGCGGCAAGCTCGAGGCGGCGCTGCACGGCATCCGCCACGACCGGCTGAGCGGCGTCGAGCGTGCCGACACGGCGGTGCCGGAGAACCGCAGGACGCTGCTGCAGTCGCTGCTGTCAGCCATGAAGAAGGGGCTGCGCGACCTGTTCTTCACCGCCAACAAGAAGCAGCTCCTCAACGACATGACGCTGAACAGCCTCGACCTGTTCCAGTCGCTCGAGGCGCTGGTCGAGCGCAAGGGCCCGATGCGCGCGACGCCCGGCGAAGGCATCCTGCCGTTCAGCCGCGAGCAGGTGGTCGAGCACGCGGGCAAGCTCGCCGTCGACGTCAAGCGCAGGTGGGACACGCTGAGCGGCACCAGCCTCGGGCTGGGCATGCACGACCTCGACGAGATGAGCCGCCGCGCCGAGCCCGGCATGCAGGCGGTGACCCGCGAGATCAAGCTGGTGCTCGACAAAACCTTCCACACGGCGCGCAAGCTGCTGCACGACATCGGCACCGAGCGGCTCGCCCGCAAGCTCGCCGACCACAAGCGCCTGTCGCAGCAGAGCTACGACCGCGTGCAGGACTACATCCACAAGGAGAACTACGGCGGCATGTCCGGTGCCGATCCCCTGCACGAGGGCCGCAACGCTTGGGTCAGCAGGGACAGCGTCGAGCACACCCAGCACCGCCGACGCCACGGCGAGCTGGCCGCCGACTGGGCCAAGCTCACGCCCAAGGAGCGCGAGCTGCGCAACGAGCTGCTCGAGTTCTACGAGAAGCGCCACAACGACATGCTCAACACGTCGCTCGGCCACCTGATCAACCTGCGCAGGATGGTGCCCGGCAACGACAAGGCGCAGACCGAAGCGCTGATGAAGTACATCATGAAGCGCGACCTCAGTGCCGCCGACAAGGCCGAGCTGGAGAAGATACCGGGCTACGCCAGCGAGATCGACGAGACCACCAAGACGCCGCAGCACCTCAAGTTCCGCCAGCAGGTGCGCGAGCTGCGCGCGGTGCCGCAGTTCCGCAAGCTGCCCGGCGTCTTCTACGCCATGATGCGGCGCGGCCAGCACGTCGTCGAAGGCGTCTACAAGCTGGCCAAGCACGCCGAACCCAACGGCGGCGTCGAGCGCGGGCGCGGCGAGTGGGAGTTCGAGACGGCAGAGAAGCGGGCCAAGTTCATTCAGGACATGGACAACGACCCGGTGCTGCGCGACCTCCGCCTGATCGACACCGAGGACGTCGTCTACAAGAAGGACCCGGCGACCGGCGGCCCCCTGATGGAGGACGGCGCGCCGGTCTTCGAGACCGAGCCGTCGACGCGCCAGACCCGCCAGCAGGGCGAGCCGGGCGAGGTCGGCTACCGGGGCACGGTCACCACCGCCGAGCGCCGCAAGGGCGTCAGGGAGACCGAGGGCCGCGACGACGTCGTCAACCGCTACCGCGTCACCTACAACCCGCTGCTGCTCGAGTTCTACGAGAAGCAGCGCGAGGCCTACGAGCGCCACGCCCAGCTCAAGGCGGGCCACTCGAGGGACGACTTCGATCTCAGCCACGTCCAGCCGCAGCGCGACCGCGACGGCACGTTCTTGGACAGCATCACTGCCGACCGGCACATGCAGAAGCTGATGGGCAGCATCGAGAACGGCGACGCATGGGGCGACCTCGACACGCGGACCCGCGCCTCCATCAAGCGCGACCTCGCCGAGGGTGCCGCCCGCCACCTGATGTCGACCAGCGCGCGGGCCTCCTACCTGCCGCGCCGCTACGCCTTGGGTGCCAACAACGACATGCTGCGCAACTTCACGCAGTACGCCCAGAACACCTCCTACACCTTGGCCGAGCTGCAGCACCGCGCCGAGACCAGCCGCGCCTACAAGGCGATGGAGGACTACGTCGACCAGAACGACAGCGCCGCCTCGCCCAACGACCCGCAGGGCAAGTACGGCTACCTGCGGCACGAGATCAGGAACAAGCTGCGCAACGTCGGCCTGCAGGACCACAGCGAGTTCACCTCGCCGTGGTGGACCAAGGCGGCCAACCGCGTGATGCAGCTGAGCTACATGGACAAGCTGATGAGCCCGATGCATTGGGCCCTGAATGCCATGGAGGTCGGCATGATGACGTCGCCCCTGCTGGCCGGGCGGCACGGCATCAAGGCCTACGGTGTCATCCTCAACGCCTACAACACGGTGGGCGGCCTTAGCATGCTGAAGGAGGGCTTCAGCAACGCGCCGAAGGCGTTCATGCGCAAGGAGCTGCCCGAGAACCTCGCGCGGTTACGCGACAACATCAAGAACGAGAAGGACGCCGCCCAGCTCTCCAAGCTGATCGACTGGCTCGAGGAGCGCAACCTGCTCGACAAGGACGCTGGCATGGAGATCGGGCGCATCGGCGAGACCGGCGACCGCATCTGGTCGGCTGCCGACCGCGTCGACAACGCCACGCGCCAGATCAACCAGCAGATCGAGAACATGAACCGTGCCGTCACCGGCATCTCGGCCTACCGGCTGGGCATCATGGACGGCATGACGCACGAGCAGGCGATGGCGCACGCCGAGAAGACGGTCCACGACGTCGCTGGCAACTACGCCCACTACAATACGCCCGAGCTGTTCAAGCACCCCTACCTGCGCTTCGCCCTGCAGTTCAAGCGCTACGCCCAGAGGATCACAGCGAACTACATCCGCATGTGGTCGAACATGATGAACAAGGAGCTGTCGGCGGACGAACGGCGGGTCGCCCGCAACCAGATGATGGTCACGCTGGGCACCCAGATGTTCATGGCGGGCATGCTGGGCTGGCCGACCGAGCTGATCAAGGCACCGATCAATATCGCCAACGCCCTGCACATCATCGACTTCAACGCCGAGGATGCCGAGCACTACTTCCGCAGCGGCATGTCCCGCGTGATGGGCGACGACCTCGCGCAGATCGTGACGCGCGGCGTGCCGCGCTACTTCGGCCTCGGCATCGGCAGCCGCGTCGCGCACGACAGCCTGTGGACCTTCGGCTCGCTGGGCCGCAAGCCCGACGACTGGTGGGCGGCCTTCGGCCACTTCATCGGCGGCGCGCCGGGCGGCTACATGGTCGATGCCGTGCAGGGCACCGGCAAGCTGGTCGACGCCTTCGGCGACATGGCGCACGGGCGCAACACCTCGGCGCAGGCCAACTTCACCGACGGCATCGCCCAGATCATACCTTCGAAGGTAATGGCCGACGTGCTGACCAGCGCGCAGCGCTTCGGCCAGTGGCCGACCGGCAGGAAGGACAGCGGCTACAAGCCGTCCGGCCTCGAGGCGTTGGGCGAAGCCTTCGGCCTGCGCTCCGGCAGGTCACAGGAGATCGCCGAGGAGCGCGGGCAGGTGCGCCGCGACCTCACCCGGCACGACACCCAGCGCGACGCCCTGTATGCTCAGTTCGCCAAGGCCAGCACCAACGCCGAGAAGATGGCGATATGGCGGGACATCCAGACCAACTGGAACCCGAAGTACCCGCCGGAGATGCAGATCACATTCGATGCGCTGCACCGCGCGCAGGTGCGGCACGACAACAAGGGCGATGCCGATCCGAGACTGCTCGGCCTCACCCTCTCGAGGCGTCAGCAGTCTCTCCTGCCGAACTACAACATGTACAAAACCCAATAGGAGACACGCATGGCCAAGGGTAATCCGTTCGCAGGCAAGAAGGCTCCACCGTTTGGCGGCAAGGGCGGCAAGCCCAACCCGTTCGCCAAGAAGGGCGGCGGCCCCGACACCGAGAAGGCTCCGCCGTTCATGAAGAAGGGAGGGAAGGTCAAGCGATGAAGAACGGACACGGCAGTGCCGACAAGGACCGCGTCGGCAAGGAGATCAGCGACAAGCCGATGAAGGGGCCGGGCACCGAACCGGAGGTCAGCGCCATGATCGGCGGCGTCGCCAACAAGCACCCGACCAATCAGGACGAGAGCAAGCCCGGTGGCGGCGGCAGCACCATGTCGGGCGGCAAGCGTCCTGCCAAGGACAGCATCGCGCCCTACAGCGAGGGCGGCTTCCGCAACGCCGCCATGGAGCACAAGCGGGGCTGACATGCCGAGCAAGACGCCGAAGCAGAAGCGGACGATGGCTGCTGCTGCCCACGACCCGGCCTTCGCCAAGAAGGTCGGGATACCTTCGAAGGTAGCCAAGGAGTTCAACCGCGCTGATCAGCGCAAGGGGAAGAAGTGATGGCCAACAAGGTTGGGCGCTACCAGAGCGGCGGCGCGGTCACCCGAAGGGGACAGGAGAAAGAGGCCGAGGAGAAGGCCAAGGTGTGGATCGAGCGCAGCGGCATGGGCAGCGTGCCGAGCGGATCGAGCGCCAAATCGCTCGATAGCGCGCCCGGCGGCTCGAGCGCCAAGAGCTTCTGCAAGGGCGGCAAGGTCATCAGAACCTATGGGAGATAGCCATGGCCAAGCGACCGCGTGTGGCACCTGAGTTCTCGGCGCGCGACCTCGAAGACATCGAGGCCGCCAACGAGGCGGTGCTGTCGAGCCCGCTGCCGACCCGAGCGCCCAAGCCGCTGAAGCCGTCGCCGCAGGCTGGCGGCATGGGCATGCAGGGCGGCAAGGCGGGCGGCTTCTGGTACAAAAAGGGTGGCAAGGTCACAGGCAGGTGGGGGTAAACCATGACGACACCGCAGCAAGAAGTCGACGACATGTACGCCAAGCTGAAGCCCGGCGCGGTGACCGCAGCTCAGCAGTACATCATGTCGCGCACGCCATCGCCGCTGGGCTCTCTGATGGCGGCCAAGATCGCGGCTGACCTCGACCCGCCGCCCGACCCGATGATCGCCGAGGTCCATAACGGCGATCTTATCCCGATCCAGAACTCTGTGGGCGGTGCCTACCCGGTCACTCCTGCGGTCGCCATCGTTACGGGCGGCTCGCTTACTGCTGCCCGACTGCCCGCCTCGGCTTCGACCGTGCTGGTGCAGAACGGCGGGGCGTGCAACGTGGTCAACCAAGCCAACGCCGCCGTCTCCGGCTCGCCCGGCACGATCACGGTGACGGCTGGCGTGCTCACCAATGTGAAGCTCAGTGTCTAGGAGGACGTCATGGTGTTCATGGTCCTGTTCTGGGTGCTCCTCATCTTGAGCGCCGTCGGCGGCTTCTGGTACTGGCGCACCCAACCGTTCCTGCCCGGCTTGGGCGTCATCCTCGTACTGATTGCCCTGCTGGGACTGAAAGTATTCCCGCCGGGGTGAGGGCCATGCGAGTTGGACAAGCCTCCGTTCGACGCGACCAAGGCGTGCTTCTACTTGATCGCGGGCATGCTGGCGTTCCAGTGCTTCGTCGTCGGCACGGGGCTCGTCTGGTGCATCTACAACTTCAGGCTGGCCGTTGAGATGAAGTACGGCTGCGACACCCAAGGGCGTCTGTCGGAGCTGCTGTCGGGCGCACTGGCGGCGGCGCTGGCGTTCGCAGGCGGCTTCAACCGGAAGGATAAGTGATGGCCGCACCGTCAGGGCGCGTCTACAGCGACTATGATCGCGAGTATGCCAAGCACGACAATGCCAAGCAGCGTGCTCGCATGAAGGCGCGCTATTGGATGGTCAAGAAATACGGCGAGGCTGCCCTCCGGGGAAAAGATATCGACCATACGGTGCCCCTGCAGGCTGGTGGGTCGAACGATCCTAGCAACTGGCGCATCCGCGACGTCCACGACAATCGCGGCGACAAGGACGTCTTCAAGCGCAAGGGCTACAAGCCGACCGACCTGCGCGACTGAGCCGCGCAGGTCGGGGCACCCCTAGTCCTCTTTCTTCTTGGTATCGAGACCGGGGTACGGCACGTTCGACGCGAAGCGCTGCTTCATGAAGCGGCCCGTCGCGCCCGGCTTGCGTCGGGTGCCGGTGGTCTTGCCCATCGGCACGCCCGTGCGCTGCTGTCCGGCGCGGCTGGGCGACGGCAGGAGCTTGATGGGGACCGAGCCGCCTCCCGCCTCGACCATCTTCAGCAGGCGCTGGTAGCCCGCCTTGCTGTCGTTGTACTTGGCGATGTCGTCGCGATGCTTGTAGCGGTAAGCCTCGGTCGGAATGCCGTTCTTGTTCTGCTTGGAGACCACGAAGGCCGTCGACTTGAACCAGTCGATGGGGCCGACGTAGGGATGCGGGAACTTGTCGACCTCCCGCCTGCAGCACATCGCCATCGAGCACTTGAGAGAGTTGGCGATGCCGTTGGCCTTCATGGAGGCCAAGATGTCCTCTGCCTTCAGCTCGAGGACGACTGGCTTGACTGCCAGCCTGACCTTGACCGGGTGAACCTGAACGTGGCGTTCACCGTTGCCGAGGTCGTATTCGAACTTGATCCCGTGTGTAGGCACGTTGCGTACCTTTGTCTTTGGCATGATGTCTCCTTCTAGACGTACCTGTGTGCGAGGAGCATCATAGCAGTGGGTGGGTATGTGTCAACTACGAACTTCAATGGGTTTACCTTTGACGGTAAGTTCCTGTTGGTTGAGCAGGTCGACTACACGGTACGCGAAGTTGACGTCGTCGGTCCAGCAGACCACGCCATCGCCGACGTGGCTTATGGCCCAGCGGTACTGCACGGTGCTTTCCCCAAAGGTGCGGGCGTTCCGGGTGACCCAGTAGGGGGCGATCATCGCAGCGCCGCCAGCACGACGATCACGGCTGCCGCCGTGAGGCCGAAGCCTACCCAGAACAGGCCGCCGGGCATACGGTCCCAAACGGAGTACCCCTCCGGTGGTGGATGGATCGAGCCCTTGGCCAGCATGTTCTTGATGAACTCGTCAGACCATCGCTGCGGTTTCATGGGCTGCTCCCTAGTCGATGCTGTAGAAGCCGGGCATCAGGTTGAGGTCGAACTCGAACAGGTCCTCGCGGGCGCTGTGGTAGGACGTGTGCGACGTGATGGGGGCCCGCACGATGGTGGGCTGCAGGACGGACCTTATGGCGGAGAGCACGCCAGCCCGCTCGACGCCGCGCTCCTTCTTCAGCCACAGGCCGAAGTCGCTGATCGAGATGCGGATCACCCGGTCCTGCTCCGACACCCGCACGGTGAACCTGTCGGCATTCATGGGCGGGTTGCGCGGGCTCGCCCTGAAGGTGGTGGGCGGACGGCTGGCCTGCCGCCACACCACGTCGGTGATCAGCGTCTGGCCCCGGCGAGCGTTGAGGTAGCCGCTGATGTAGCGCTCGACGCCGGTCGAGCTTGTGATGTCGACGGTTGATTTTGTCCGGCTGTCGCGTTGTCGGTTGAACTCGTCGAGCAGGAAGGACAGCAGGGGCTTCTCGTCGATGCTCGTCCAGCCGATGCGGTTGGCGAACCGCGCGCCGAGCAGGGTGACCGCGCAGTTGGCGATCCAGAACCGCTCGTCGGACGTGCCCTGCACGGCGTTGTTGATGGCGTCGAGCGTGTGTAGGACGGCCTTGCGCACCGGCTCGATGTTCATGCCGAGGTACTCGGCGTAGGCCCGGCCCGCATGGCCGAAGCCCTTCTGCAGGTCGCCGATGATGATCTGCGCCTGCGGCACGCTGATCATACCTTTGCCGGTAACGTTGCGCCCGACCTGATACTCGAAGATGCGGTAGAGCCCTGCCGTCGTGGTCGTCACGCTCTCCGAGACGTGGCCGATCAGCGACGAGTTCGATGCCGTGACCAAGAGCGTGTTGAAGTCGACGATGTCGTGCGCGCCCGTGCTCCGCATCAGCTTGCCCTTCGACTTGCCCTGCGACATCGCGAACACGAGGTTGGCCAGCTTGTCGATGTCCTTCGGTGCCTTCACCTCGTCGAACATGAACGGCAGGTGGCGCAGCACGCTGACCTTGTGGACGACGTAATTGGCCGTGTCGTCGAGGCCGCCCATGCCGGTGATTGGGTGGCCCCAGACGGCCTGCGACACCCGCATCGCTGCCGTCTTCTGCACGCCGCTGTCGGGCGAGAAGATCGACATGACGAACCCGCTGTGGCCGGTGAGCCTGACGAGCGGCGCTCCGAACGCTGCACCGATGACGGCGTCCAGCTCGGGCCGCTTCTGGTCGGTGATCATCTGGCAGGCCTTGCGCCATATCAGCGGGTCGCCGGTCACCTGATAGTTCTTGGCCAGACCCTCGTCGAGGTGGACGATGGCCCGGTGCCCTACTCCATTGTAGCGCATGCGGTCGTAGTTGAACGCGACCTCGGTGCCGTTCTCGGTCGCCCAGCCGTAGTGCTCCGCCGAGTGCACGTCGACCTTCTTGGCGAGGAGCTGCTCCTTGAACGACATGACCATAGCCTGAAGCCTCTTGGTGTAGACCTGCCGCATGTCCATGCCCGAGCCGCCGAGCACGCTCTGCAGGCGGCGCAGGTCGCCTACGTCCTTGCTGCCGATCTTGATGGCTGTCGGGCCCGACTTTTCGATGTCGCATTCGAAGCTGTAGCCCCACTCGCCGGAGCCTTCCCTCGGCTTCAGCGCCTGCAGCTGCCGCAGTGGGAAGGGGGCCACGACCTCCTTCTCCGGCTGGCCGTCGTCGCCCTTGTCGCCGTAGCGGAACACGGTGCCGTCAGTCTCGTGAAAGTACCCGTCCGGCAGCAGGCCGAGCAGGGGTGCGCCCGATGGGAAGACTGTCTGGCGGCTGACATTTGGTGGCAGTGGGATCGGACTTACCTGCGAAGGTAATGGCGGGCCATTCGACGACTGCTGTGACGAAGCTGGGGCCTGTGAGATTGGTACTGCGTAATTCAGCGGCGAGCCGCCGCGCTTGTGGTGGGGGCAGCCGACGCACTTGGTCGACCCTGCCGACCATATGGTCTCGCACTGGGGCCAGCCGAAGCGGCCCAGAGAGTGGCTCTTCTCGACCTCGCCGAGCTTGTCCTTGGTCGCGGCGGCGCTGTAGGTGGCGTGGCCGCTGCCCAGCCGGTGGGCCGCCGCGTCGCGGTCCGAGCAGTAGTGCGCCACCTTGAGGCTCTCGAACCACAGCGGCTCGCCGTAGCCCGCGCCGCCCGTGGCCAGCGTCTCGGCAATGAACGGGCAGCCGCGACCGACGTCGTCGATGGTCGGCGCGTAGCTCTCGAGGCCTGCGTCTAGGCGCGGCGCGGCGATGCCCGCGAACTTGGGGGAGGGCCTGCCGAGGTTGAGGCGGGCTTGGGTGGGCGGCGGAGTGTATGACGTCTTGAAGGCCGCGAGCGGCCCGGAGATCAGCTCGAGCGGGTAGTTGTAGCCCTTGTCGAGGGCGAGCTGCACCGGGCGCGGCGGCGTGTGCTTGTGGTTATGGGTGCCGGGGACGCGCAGCAGGCACACCGGGTTGACGGTGAGGTTGAGGTCGATCTTGCGCGCCTTGCCGTCCGGCCCCGGCAGGGGATGGAAGCCCCGTACCGGGTCGAGCACGGCGGCGGTCAGCGCATGGGCAAGGGGACGCCAGACGTCGAGGCCGATGGCCTTGTCGAAGGTCCAGTGGGCGTGGAAGCCGCCGCTGCCGGTGAAGACGATCAGGTTGGGCTGGGGCAGGCCGATGGCCTTGCGCCACCTGCCCAGCTCGGCGAGGGCGTGGCTGGTGTCGCGGAACATCCCGTCCTTGATGTCGACGTCGAGCCATACCCCCTTCAGCGCTAGGGTATTGCCCTCGCCCCGGATCGCCTTGCGCTTCTTGCCGGGCTGCGCCGTGGCCTGCAGGGACATGCAGCAGTAGATGTCCTTGTTGAACTTGGCGACGGCACCGATGTAGCCGACGCAGCTCTCGAAGGAGGTGAACGCCCGGCCCGGCATGGTCGCGCGCGTCTGGCCCGGCACGGTGTAGGGCATGTGGATGGTGACGAAGCCGGGACCGCCCTCAGGCCACAGCAGCGCACGCGACAGGAAATCCGAAATCTCGCTCATGGCTTCGTTCAACTCCCCTAGAACGAACACCAGCGACGGCTGACCGGGGGCTCTCCCCGGCCAGCCTACGCCACAGGACTACGTCATCTCGTCGATTGTCTGGAGGAGCTTGGAGGCAGGGTCTGCGCCACCGTTGGCTGCAGGCTTGGCCGCCTGCGCGGGGACGGGCATCGGCACGGGGGTTGGCAGGTCGTTGCCTGACATGCCCGTCACCTTCGCGCTGTCGGTCGGCGTCGGGCTGACCGGCGGAGTGCGCGGCTTGGTCTGTCGCTTGGCTGGTCCTGCCGGTGCCGGTGCCTCTGCCGGTGCGCTGCCGTTCCCGCTCATCGCCCTGATCTGATCGGGCGACAAGGCCTGCAGCTGCTCCATGGTGAGCACCATGCCGTTGGGCATGGTCACCGTGGCCGGAGGCTTCCCGGCCACCACAGGGGCAGCTGTGGCCGCAGGCGGGGCCTTCTCGGCGGGCTCCTCCGGCTCGACGTCGGTTACCTTCGAAGGTACGGCAGCGACAGGCGGGGGCGGCGGCTTGATCGACTGGTGAACTTCCTGCGCGCTCTCGTCCCACGCCTCCGTGCTGACGACCTCGGCCTCGAGGATGCGGTCGATCAGCGGGTGGTTGAGCATGCGGATGACCTGATCCGCCTGAACGTCGTTCAGCGCCGCCATGGCGTCGAACTTGAACATCGGGTAGGCCGCCACCTCGCTCGGCTCGAAGCCGATACGGGTCCACACCATGGTGTAGCTGAAGTGGTTGGCCTCCAGCATGTTCTGGTAGGGGCCCAGCTTCTTCAGCGAGGACGGCGGGATCGAGAGCAGCATCGGGCCGCCGTACATCACGTTCTCGATGTCGCCCACCGGCACCACGGCTACGTGCTTGCTGTCCATGCAGGCCTTGCCTCGGGTGGCCTGCCCGGTCTCGCGGTTGATCTTGGAGCCCCAGACGTTCCACGGGCACGAGACGCAGGTCGGGCTCTGCCGTCCGCCCTTGCTCGGGTGGTCCATGATCGGCACGCCGCTGTCCGGCCTGACCCCATTGCTCGACCAGCAGTCGGGCGGCTTGCGGGCCGAGTTCTCCTCCGTGTAGGCGTCCATGTAGAACGTCTTGTTCGGGTGCTTGCTGGCGCGCAGGATGACGCAGTCGAAGAACGACGAGTTGACCTCGTCGCCATCGGCGGTGCGGACCTTGAGCGTGTGGACGGCACCTTGGTAGCGGATGCTCCACTCCTTGGCCTTGTAGCCGACGCGGGCGAAGCCGCCGCCGACGCCATCGTCGAGCCGTTCCTTCGGCAGGTCGACGGTGTCGAACTTGGTTGAGGCGACTGCTCCGGTGCGGAAGATTGTCAGTTCGTTTGCCATAGTGTTCCTCTTACTTTCGGCGAACCTGAACGCCTTGGTGCTGGCTATAATTCACACCGGGAGGGAGCTGCCCGTCGTTGTTGGCGACGAACTCCTCTACGGCTTCCTTCTTAGCACGGAAGTCAGCAAGGTCAAAGTTCCTTGTTGAAATAACGTGCTCACGAAAGACACCCATGTCGGCAACGGTGGCCGAGGTGTCCATCTTGAGGAACGCGGTGGCGTCCCTACAAGATATGGATGTGAGGTTGCTAGCCTGCAGGTGGCCCCGCAGGTAGTCCTCGATCTCTCCCATAGCGTCGTTGAACTTCTTGATCTCGGCGCTGTGGACTTTTTTCAGTGCGTCACGCTTGTCGCGCAACTTGATGTAGCCGGAGACCATCTTCTCCAGCGTCCCTTCTACGTCAGGCATAGCTAACCCTCATTTGCAAATGCGTTCTTACTCTCTTCTTCCAACATCTTCAAGAGTTCGTCCTGAACTACGAGCTTGCGGGTCAGCAGGTTATAGATGTGCTTCTCCGCGCCGGTCGCCTGCATGTGCAGGAAGAGCTGCTTGTGCTTCTGGCCTACCCTTCGAATTCTGGCGTTGGCCTGATCATAAATCTCGAGCGACGTGATCGGTCCGTACCACACCACGGTGTCGGCTGCCGTCAGCGTGATGCCGTGCGCGAGGCACTGCGGGTGAGCGATCAGCACCTTCGGGTCGCTGGTGTTCTGGAAGGCGCGGAAGATGCGGTCGCGCTCGCCGAGCGGCGTATCGCCCGACACCATCTCGTTGGTGATCCCCTCCTTGTCGAGCAGCTTCTTGATGCCCTGCAGGGCATGCACGAACGGCAGGAAGACGATGACCTTGCGCTCGCACCCGGAGATGATGTCGAGCAGGGCGTCGTTGCGCTGGTGGTTGTCGAGGTGGACCGCCGTGCCGTCCGACTTGTAGACCCAGCCGAGGCTGACCTGCAGCAGCTTGGACAGGACGGCGGCGGCGTTGGCCGCCCTGATGTCGCCGCTCTGCAGGAGGGCGAAGCAGTCCTTCTTCAGCGCCTTGTAGATCGCCTCCTGCTTGGTGCCCAAGCTCACGTCCACGGTGCGTGAGATGAAGGGCGGCAGCTCGGTCACGTCGTCGAGCGTGAAGCGGACGGCAGGGGACATGGCCTTGCGCGCGATCTCGAGGGCCTCGCGCTTGGGTGCCCAGCGGAACTGGTTGATTTTTATCATGGTCTGGTCGCGGAACGTCGAGAAGTACTTCGGCACGGTGTGCGGCGTGATGATCTTGCACTGCTGGAAGACGTCGGTCGGCGAGTTGGGTGTCGGCGCGCCGGTCATGCCCCAGACGATGGGCTTGATCTTGGCCAGCTCCTGCACGATGGACGTGCGCTTGGTGCGGTTGCGGTAGACCGCCAGCTCGTCGAGGCAGATCACGTCGATGTCCTCGCGCTTGGCGATCTCGTCGGCGAGGATGGCGAGGCCGTCGTGGTTGACGATGTAGATGTCCTTGTCCTCGTCGAGCAGCTTGAAGCGCTTGTCTCGGCTGCCGTGCAGCACGTTGAACCTGTACTGCGGGGTCGTCATCATGACCTCGCGGCCCCAAGTGAAGTGCAGCGTGCTGAGCGGAGCGACCACCAGCATGCGGCTCGCCGCCTTTACGCGCCGAAGGTAATCGAACGCCCACAGCGCCGCCTTGGTCTTGCCGGTGCCCATCGAGTTCAAGACATACGCGCGATGGTTCTCGGTCAGCAGCTCGACGGTGTTCTTCTGGATGTCGAAGGGCTTGGCCCCGCAGTAGTCGTAGTCGGTGTTGTTGATGTGCGGGTGGACGTCGACGCCCATGTCCCTAAGCCGAGTAAGCATCGAGCGCCTCCTTAACCGTTGCCTTCGTCTTGATCAGCGTCACCAGCCTGACCGGCACGGCGTGGTCCGCCGCCAGATGGGTGCGCTTGTGCTTCGACTGCCAGATATCCTCGACCACGACGCGGTTCAGCTTCGGGTAGGCGCGCGGCGTCCTCTCCTTCTTGGGCAGCAATTGACCGCAGTGCCTGCAGTACTTCTTTGGCATCGTCGAACCGCTCCCTGACCTTGCCTACCCAACTCTGGAACGCCTCGAGCCCGTCGGGCCCGCTGATGATGAAGACCTTGCCGCCGCCGTTCAGGACGTCGAGCGCGGTCTCCCTTTGCCGTGGCGTCAGCCACTCTCCCGGCACCTTCGTCTCGATGGCGAAGTACCAGCCGTCGATACAGCCGTCGTAGTCCAAGCCCTGCTTGCCGAAGCCCGAGGGCACCGTCATCCGGTAGTAGCACTGGACGCCGGACTGCAGGCCCCGCAAACTTAATAAGTATCCACTTACCATACGCTTCACACTGCGCTCAAGAATAACTTTGCGTCGTGTCATCTCTCGCCCCAATTTTCAAAATTAGAAATTCAAAATTCAAAATTTTGGCGGGCTCAATTTTTGGATTAGTTCCTAGTTGACAAATCTATCGGTTGCCCTTGCCGTGGTAGGCGCAGCTGCTGACCGGGCAGTGCCTCTTGCACAGGCCGGAGGGCGACGGCGGGAACACGCCCGTGGCGTGGGCCAGCTGGAACTCGTCGACGCGCGGCAGCATGGTCTGCCAGAAGGCGGGCAGGTCGACACGCCGGATCAGGTCGTCGGTCTTGTAGTCCTCCTTCAGCCAGACGAAGTTCATGGCGACGGCCTCGACCACGGGGAAGGTCGCGAACACGGCGGCGGCGGAGAGCTTGATCTGGTCGGTGTCCTCCTTGGGTTTGCCGGTCTTCCAGTCGATGATGCGGGCGACTTGGCCGTTGATCTTGAGCACGTCGGCGACGGTTCGGAACCACACCGGCACGCTCTTGTCGAAGTATTCGCAGGGCCGGAACTTGGCTGTCAGCGCCATCTTCCGCTCGGCGTAGATCACCATGCCGGGCAGCTCCTTGTGCCTGAGAGCCCACTGCGCCCACTTCTCCCATTGCTGCATGCCGTCCGGCAGGGGGGTGCCCTTGGCGACGCGGTCGGCGAGCGCGTCGTGGACGCGGTTGCCCCACTTGGCGTCGGGACCGAAGTCGTCCTTGAAGTTCTTGGCGACCTTGGTCTCGTAGTGCTTGAGCGCGCAGTTCTCGAAGCCCTCGAGCGCCGAGAAGCTCCAAGCCTGCGGCCTGACGACGACGTTGCCGTCGACGTCTGTTACCTTCGAAGGTAAATTCATTCCTGCACTGCCTGCTGAAAGAGCCGGAACTCGGCGACGAGACGGTCGCTCGGGTACATGTCCATGGCATCCTCGAGGATCAGGGCGCTGTCGCCCTTCAGCACGAAGATGAACATCTTGGTTATGCCGGGGAGGATCGCCACCGTCGGCCTGATATCCTCCCCTTCCGGCACGTTGAGACGCATCGCCAGCTTCTCGTAGGCGCTCCAGCGCGGGAAACTCGGCGGCGGCGCATCGTCCGAGTACGGACTGGTGCCGACGCCTACTCCGAAGTACTTGTCAGGAGCCTTGCCTATGGACATCACACGCCCTTGATCAGATGGCCTGCACGGTCGGTTGCTTCCTGAAGCATCTTGGCGAAGCCCCGCAAGGTGTCGTTGTTGCGCTTGTTGATGCTGTCGGGATGCTGTTTCGAGAGGTCGATCATAGCATCGCGCATCTGCTCGAGGATGGCCATCGTTTCCTTGACGCCATTCTCGTAGCCACGCTGCCACTCGCTGTCCTCGGCGAGGATTTCGCCTGCGATGGCGGCAGCGGCTTCGGCTGCGCTTACCTTCAAAGGTAATGCGGGCTCGTTGAGGATGCGGTCGATGCGCGCCTCGTCCTCGGCACTCAGCGCGTCGTCAACGTCAGCCTTGGTCGTGCCGTTCACGGTGCCCATGGTCTTGATCGCCTCCTCGATTGGTGTCGTCGGCATCGTCAGCGGAGCGTCGTAGCCGTAGCCGCCGACGGTGCCGTGCCACTTGGGTGGGATGAAGTCGGGCACCGGGACCTCGACCATGTTCTGCACGCTGGTCAGCGCGTCCTCGACGGCGCTGTCGAACGTCAGCACCTTGGCGATGGACTGCACCATGCCCTTGTAGACGGTGTTGTTGGCCGACACGTCCTTCAGCTTCATCAGCGGCGGCTCTTGGCCGGGCTTCTTCAGCCGCATGATGTCGCGGGTGTCCTTGGCGTAGGGCGTGCGGATCGTCAGCACGCCCTTGTGAATTTCCTTCTTGGCGATATCCCACTCGACGCTGAAGTAGTGCCTGATCTTGTGCCGGTGGATCATCCACTCGGCGTGTGCCGTCTTGTCATTGATCTTGGCGATGACGGTCAAAAGCAACGGCTGAAGACGGGGCTGCGTTCCCGGCATAGTAGTCCCTCCTGTGGTGACCATAATATGGCATAGCAGGAGGGACTTGTCAACTAGGAACTTAGGCTATGCCGTAGGTCGTGCCGCTGTTGTTGATGGTGAGTGTTTGATTGCGCGCCACGGTGCTGGGCGGGATGGCGAGACCGAGATGAACCCAGCTCGCATACTCGTAGATCAGCTGGTCGATGTTCCATTCCTTGAGGTGCGGCTCGATGGCCTTGCAGATGGCGTGTGGATCGCCGAAGCCGGGGATGGTGAAATCGGCAGCGAGGCCATAGCAGTGCGCGCTCGACGACGCGCCGCCGACGGCAGCGTTGAGCTGCGGTCCGCGATAGCCGCTCGAGATGATGACTGGCTTGTTGCCGCACAGCGTGCGGACCTTCTCCATCGTCTCGGCTGTCTTCTTGAGGTTGGCCAGCGCCGCCGCATCCGGCGTGTTCGGAATGCCCTCGCGGGCTGCTGTCTGGCTGGCAGTGAACTCGTCGAGAGTAAAGTGCGGGCTGAGCATGATCGTGGGCATCGCGTTCCCCCAGTTACCGTCGAAGGTAAAAAGGCCGGGACGGTATGTCCGGCCCGCAACAACCGTACTACCATCCCGGCCTTCAGGCGACGACGCACACAGGATCAAAGCGCCGTCTAGATGCCGTCTTGTATATAGGAACTCCGGCACGGAAAATCCCCCCGGCTCCACGGGGGAGTTGGGAGCCGGGGGTAGCGTGACAAACGACGCCTATGCCAACGTCGTTTGCCCCCTCCTTAAATCCGTGTCTGCCGATACCGTGGCTGAACAATGAACATGGCGCGCTCCGGTTGCGTGACAGGCCCGAGGATCAGCGTCTGCGCAGCAACGCCCTGCGAAAAATGATACCCGATCAGGAAGGGCGGGGGTGGAGGCGCTTGCCCCCACCCCATCCCGAAGGCGGCGAGCGCCGGGACCCAGCTACCCACTGTAGCAGTTGTCCGTGATCGTCCGCGAGCAGCGCGGCAGGGTGGCCCGTGTCGCCGTCGGAGCCGGGGCCACGACAGGCGTGGGCTGCTGCTGGATGATGGGCTGCGGCACGGCAGCGCCCGGAGGCATGGGCGGCTCCCAGTCGGGACGCGGCGCGCAGGGCTGGCCAGCCCGGCGGAACGCCATGTATGCCGACTTGTCGTCGCACATCATCTCCTTGGCGGCACCCGCGTAGCCCGCGTTGTGCATCATCGCAGCCTGCTGGCGGCGAGCGCAGTCGGCATCGACGAACGTGCCGCCAGCGGCGGCACCCCAGCCGATCACGCTGACGCCACCCGACACGGCCAGCGTGCACGGGTTTCCGCCGCTGACAGGGGGCGCATAGACGGTCGGCGTGGTGCGGATAGTCTGATCGCCCGAGACATACGACGAGTTGGTCGTGCCGCCCGAATAGTTGACGTTGTCGCGGTTGTTGGTGCCACCGCTGACCGCCGTCGAATTGGTCGAGCGGGTCTCGCCCGGCGAATTGAAGTTGATCGACTGATTGGTGGCGTTGCCGTTCGACGACGAGCGCGTGCTCGAGGCCGAGTTGGAGTTCGAGTTCGATCCCGAGTTGGCATTGCTGCCGATGATCGAGTTGGAGCCGCCGGGGCCGACGACGCCTTGCGCACCCGAAGACGAGCCGCTGGTCGACGTCGAGTTGGACGTGCCAGTACCCGTTGCAGTCTGGGCCATCGCTCCTGCGGTCAGCGCTAAAAGACTGACGCCGAAGGCGATACCCGCTATGGCCTTCCGAATAGACATTGAGTTTCTAACTCCTCGTTGCTTCCCACGATGAACAAGAAGGTGGCCCCCGGTGCGTGGGGCACCGGGGACCTGCTCCGACAGGTGAGAAGTTCTGTTTGGGGAGAACCGAACCTATCGAAACACCGCCAACTTCAGATCACGGTCCGATCTTGAAGCTGATGAAGTTGCCAGCCGCGTTCGCGCCCGACGTGCCGTTCGCGCCCGACTGCGAGCCGGACAGGTTGACGGCACCGCCGATGGCGAACGAAGCGTTGTTCGCGGTCGACTGGTTGAGGTGGGTCGAGCTGGCGGTGTTCTGGATGCCGCCATTGACCAGAGCGCTCGTGCCCTGCGCCGCGCCCGAGGACTGCGCCGCACCGCTCGTGGTGCCCGCCGTCGCGCCGAGGATCGCGGTCGCGCCCGCGCTGGTGCTGTTGCTGGCCGAGGTGCTGTTGGAAGCAGCGTTGCTGCCGCCCACGCCGAGAGTGAACGTCTGAGCCTGCGCGGCGAACGACAGCGCGAACGCGCCGACGGTACCGAGCAGGAGTGCCTTGAGTGCCTTCATCTTGTTATCCTTTGCGAAGATTGATCGAACGATGATTTGCCTCATGCCCTTACCTCTGAAGGTAAGGGCACGTTGCTGGCCCGAGTTCCATGCTTCACCCCGCTTCATGTGTCCTTGTGGACGTCCGTTGAACTTCTGAGTGTCTTCACCATGAAGTTGGTGAACTGCTCGCTGCAGGCCTCGCAGAGGTGCTTGGCGACTGTGGTCGGGTCGCTGATCCACAGCGTTGTCCAGCCGTCTGGCGCGGTCGAGCGGGAATGCATGGGGGTGTTCTGCAGGGGGACGTTGACCTCGCTCATGCAACGGTCGCACCTGAAGCGCGTCTCGAGCTGGCCGGTCATTTTGCGTCGCCATAGCTCAGCCCCACGCCGATTGCCACGTCGAGGGGGAGCGTCTTGGCCCACGAGGGCGAGCGGCGCATCTCTTCTTCCAGCATTTCCTTGACGGCTCCCACGACGTCGTCTTTTGCAAGATAGACTATTTCATCGTGGGACGTATGTGTCAAGCGTGAACTTAAGCGACCCAAAGGTTTGCGCAGTCGAAAGGCTGCCTGCATCGTGGCGATGCGCGACAGGAACTGGATGATGTTCTCCAAGAACTTGCCGCCGTAGATTTTATAGGTCCGACCGCCGTGGTCGTAGCACCACTGGCCGTTCTCGAACCGCAGGTTGTGGTAATGCAGGCATAGCCCGTTAGGCCCGACGACCCTCCCCTTTTCGAACCGCAGCGGACCCATCTCCACCGGGCGCTCTCTTCCTTGCAGAACCGAAAACATGTTCGGAAGGATGCGCCACATACCAGAAATATTGGCATAGCGCATGCGGTATTTGTTGACCACGTTGTTGGCTTCATCGTCAGTGAGCGTGATCGGTTCGTTCACGCCATCGTAAGACTTGAGCCATACGCTGGCTTGGAAGTTACGCCACCCAGCCTGATAGCCCAATTGGAGTACCCCGGTTTTGCCGACAAAGCGCTCGTTCTTGTCAGCAGGGGTTACGTGTCGAAGGTAAATCTCGGAGGCGAAGGCCGAGTAGACGTCGATGCCCTGCCGGAACTGCTCGAGCAGGTCGTCCTGCCCGCAGAACCAAGCGTTCATGCGGGCCTCGATCTGGCGGCTGTCGGCGGCGACGATCTTGTGGCCCTCGGGTGCGATCACGGCCTTCCTGATCGGGCTCTCGCGGCCCCAGTTCTGGCAGTTGAGCTTCCAGCCGCCGCCGAAGCGGTGGGTGTGGGCGGCACCGACGATCAGCGGGATGGGCATGGTCTCCGTGCCGCCGTGGTGCGGAAAGTCCAACTGCCCGATGTTGATCATGCGGCGGGTGCGGGTCTCCTCCAGCGTGCTCTTGTGGCTGATGCGGGCCTCGACCAGCGCGCCGACGCGCGGGTCGTCGTGCTCGAGCAGCTCGAGGAACGCCCGGTCGTTGCGCGAGAAGGCCCAAGTGCGCAGCCCGGTCGTCTTGCTGACCTTGGTCGGCGGGTTGACGCCCAGCTTGAGCAGCAGTTCGCTGAACTGCGGATTGCTCATCAGCTCGGACCTGTCGGTCAGCCCGGCGCACATCGCCTTGAAGAACAATTCCGACTTCCGCGTCTCCTCGTTGCCGAGGTGCTCGTGGAGCACATCCATGTCGAGTTTGAGTGTAGGCTCGACGGCGCAGCGCGCGACCATGTCGTGCAGGATCACCTCCTCGGCAGGGAGGCTCTCGATCAGGTGCAGGAAGATCGCCCGGCAGATCGCCGTGTCGCCGAGGCAGTACTCGGTGTAGCCCCGCCACAGGCCGTTGGCGATGATGTCGGCGCGGGTCATGTTGCGGACGTTGTGGATGAAGTCGCCCTTCTGCAGCCCGATGTGCTTGGCCACGCTGCCCAGCGACAGGCTGTCCAGCCGGTGGGCCAGCAGGGTGCGCGCCATAGCCAAGGTGTCGACGATCAGCTTGGGCACATAGCCGTAGCGCCACGACATGATGCACATGTCGAACAGGGCGTTGTGGCTGACCATCGCGACATTTGGCGGGAGGCTGTTGAGAAAGCTGGGGATATGGGGACCGTCCACAAGCGTCGGTGGATCGTTGAAGCCCTTGGCTACGCCAAGGCATATCGCTTCGAAGCGCGGGTCGAGGATGTACGACGGCGGGTCCATGGTGGTGAGCGTGTAGCCGTCACCGTAATATGTTTCGAAATCGACGAACCAGTACTGCAGCGGCTCGGTCATTGGCTTACCTTTCAAGGTACTGCGCGGTGCAGTACCCGAATTTCGGACAAAAGAAAAGAACCCCATGCCGCCACTATGGCAGCATGGGGGTGATATGTCAAGTGTTTACTTTACCGACAGGCTTATGGTGACGTGTATGTCGTAGCTGATCGGCCAGCTGTTGTTGTTCGGCTTGGCGATGTCCTCCAGCATGAAGGCTGCCGAGACGATGTCGTTGGTCTCCTTCAGCATCGACCGCACGCCATCCGGCAGGGCGACGACTGGTGCCCGCGTCAGCCGCTCGAGCTTGGCGGCCTCCTCGGCCATCCCTGCCTTGCGCAGCAGGGGCATGATGCAGGGCCACACGTAGAACATCTGGCCCGGCGTGGTCAGCAGGCCGTTCAGGCTAGCGAACACCCGCTCGACCATGGCGAAGCGCCATTCGACATCCATCAGCCCGTCCCAGACGCGGGAGAACTTGGCGATGTTCTCGGGCTTGGCATTACCGTTGACGGTAACCTTGTAGCGTTCCTCCGCGCCCTTCTTGTGCGGCACGTAGAAGCCGTCGTTGAGCGTGCGGTGGTGCCAGCGGAACCGGACGTAGCCGCTCGACTTGCCGTACTCGTCGGCAACGGGATGGTGAGTGTAGAGGTCCACCATGTTGCCGCTCGGCTCGACCAGAGCGTAGCTCTGCCGCATCAGTTCCTGATGGTCGGGGTGGACGAACAGGTCGAGCAGCTCCTCGGCGGTGAACTCCTCCTTGGTCAGCTCGATCTGCTTGCTTCGCATGTCTCGGACGACTTCTCTGATCTCGCCCGCCCGGTGCCTGCCGAAGACAGACGTGTCTTTCTTGGTCATTGCCATTGTCGTGATCCTGTGATTAACGTTGGGGATGTCTGGCCCCTTGGGGACGTAGGAGGTAGACTGATCCTATGCCCCCAAGGAGTGCGCCATGCTTGGATGTCTTCTCGCGGCGTTCTACCTCTGCAACCCAAATTACGTGCCGCAGTACGCCTACGCCCAGAGCGGAGGCTATGCCTACGCCCAGAGCGGATACTATGCCCAGCCGCAGGTCTACTACCCGCCGCCGGTCTACGTTCAGCCCGTGCCCGTGATCGTGCCGCAGCCCTATTACGGAGGTGGCTACGGCAACTACCCTTTCGGGGGGGTCAGCGTGGCCGTGGGGCCGCGCGGTGGCGTCCGTGTGGGTGTCGGACGGTAGCAGCGGTCTGCTGCTAGGCCTTCATCCTCTCGAGGATCGCCTTCACCTGATCCTGCAGCGGACCGATGGCGACGGCGGGCAGGTTCGCCGTGTAGCCGCGCACCTTGCGGGCGGACGGCCATGCGGCCTCGACCTGCTCGAGGTTGACGGCGCAGGTGACCAGCGTCTTGAACGCCTGATAGCGCTCGTCGCGCTCCTTAGCGACGTCGCGCAGGGCGTGCTTCCACGCCCAGTAGAGCTTGGCGACGTCGTTCTCCAGCCGCATGCGACGACGCTGCGAAGGCAGCAAGGTCGGCAGCTGCTTGGCCTTGGCGTCGTACGTGAAGTAGTCGTAGTTGTAGCGGTCGGTGTCGTCCTTAACCTCGACCTCGAAGCGGGTGAGACCCTCGCCCGCCAGCCCATACTTCTGCAGGACCTTCATGTCCTTCTGCGGGTAGGTCTCCCTGAGGAGGTTGGTGAAGGCCTTGAAGAAGACCTTCTCGGCCTCGATGACCGAGGTCTCCGAGACCTTGATCTCGTTCTTTGCGATCACGAGCAGTTCGTCCCGCATCTTGCGGTTCAGTCTGGTGCTAGCCATTTGAGTGTAGTTCCTGTGTTTGACGTTTAACCTTCAAAGGTAAGTACTGCACCGCGCAGTACCTACTCGACCTCGACGAACGGGATGTGGAAGCCGTAGAACTCCCAGAGGCGTCCTTGGCTGTCCGTCCATTCGCGAGCCCCTTTGGGCGGAAGACCGTTCCGCCCGAAGACGTAGTGCCAGTTGTCCATTTCCCACGACGTGAAGTCGGTATCCGACCACTCCGCCGTGTCGCCGTTGTAGTAGCGCCCCTGCTCGGTGGGGTGCTTGATGCGCGCGAAGGCGGCTGAGCCGTAGCCCAGCCGCATCGCCCGGTGCGTCCTACGCTTCTGCGGAGGTCGGGACATCGACGACGTCGCCCCACGGGTAGGTTGCGGCCTTACCCGATATATTCCCCCAGACTACGGGGAAGTCCGGCTGCTGCTTCGGGAAAGTTCCGAAGCCGTCGGTCAGGTAGATCAGCGCGTCGGGGCGCAGATCGTTCTCCTCGATGTATCTGAACACCGGCTCGAAGCTCGTGCCGCCACCGCCCGGCACGCCCTTGTAGATCATCTGGCGAACATCGGACGGGTCAGTGCAGATGTCGACACGCTTGACCTCCCAATCGCACCAGACGACGTGGACCTCGCGCGGGTTGAGGTCCTCGATGACGCCGCCGATCTCGCCGATCCACCTTGCGATCAGCGTCTTGTCCATGAACACCGAGCCCGATGTGTCGCCGCCGACCACGATGATGTCGGCTCCGAAGCCCGTCATGCTTGGCGCGCCGATGCCCCGCACGATGAGACGCCGGTCGAGCCTGTGCCAGTCGTAGCCGCCCGAGTTCGACATCCGGGCGATGAGCCCCCGGACGTGTTCGGCCCACGGCACCTTGGGATTGAGCACCATGTCGAAGAAGTGCTCGAGTGCCTGAGGCAGCTTGCCGTGGGCGCGCTGTATCTCCATGCCCGCCGCGACGGCGATCTCCCACTGAGTGTCGTTGCGCGGCTGCGCCTCGTTGGGGTCCTCGCCCTTGCTCTCGTTCGGCTCCATGTGCTGGTCGAAGCCGTCGAGCTTGGACACCTTGGGCATGTCCTTCCACAGTTCGAAGTACAGGTCGATCCAGTCCTTCGTCTCGGCCTGCAGCTTGGCGTCGAACAGCCACGCCTTGTTGTAGAGCCCGAGCTTGGATGCGATCAGGATGGCGTTGATCACCAAGTCCTGCACGATGTTGGCGAACATCAGGTCGTAGGGCAGCGTCTTACCTGCGACGGTAACCTTGCCAACCTTGCGCAGGTTGAAGCTCATCCGGCAGTGGTTGAGTATCTCGTGCATGGTCTCGTGCAGCACGATGAACACCCGCTCCATCAGCGTATAGCCGAAGAAGCTCGAGGGCTTCAGGATGATCTGGAAGCCGTCGGTTGCCGCCGTGTAGGCGATGTCCTCGGTGAACAGGGCGACTTCGTCGTCACCCGTGTTGTTCAGCATCTCGTAGATGATGTGCACGAAGCCGGGCGCGACCCAGCTCAGCGCGGCCAAGGTGTCTTCCCAGAGCTTGCGCTGCTGGGCGTCCAGCTTGACCTTCTTCAGCGGTGATTTATTCACGTATAGTCCTCCTCGTCCTGACCCCACATCTCGACCTTGGGGGCGGGATCATCCCCCAAGATCAGAACAGCGTCGGCGTGCAGCAGCCTTGCGGGCCGCTGCATCGCGTCTACGATCCGGTCCATCTGCCGGTTGGTGATACCTTTGCAGGTAATGGCGATATGGAAGCGCCTCATTCGATCTCGACCTCCACGCAGGACACGATGCTCTCGTTGTCCCAGTGCAGTTCGGCATTGATCTCGTCGATGGCCGCGCCGTCGTTATCGGCCTCGACGACGAACACCCGCTGGGTGGTGACGCGATAGACCGGCATCACAGCACCTCCTCGGGCTTCGGCAGGTCGATGTCGAAGCGCCCGCCGGTCAGCGTCTCGCCCCACATCTCGAGCTTCGGATCGGAAGCCTCGCCGAGGATCAGCGCGCAGTCGGAGTGTAGGAGCCCCGCTGCCCGCCGCAGGCTCTCGCTGATGGCCTCGATGTGGTCTTCCGTCTCGGCGTTCTGCACGCGCAGTTCAACATGAAACACGATGTTCATTGACTTGTCCTTTACCTGAATTGTTTCTTGACATTTACCCCCCAACCTTGCTACCGCTATAGCGGTAGCAAGGAAGCAGGTTTCGCCTGATTACCTTCGAAGGTAATCTACTTGTTGCCGCCCAAGGCGTTGATCAGGGCGACCAGCCTCGGCTCTTCCGATGTCCACTTCTTCATCGCCTTGCTGATCACCAGCCGGAAGTTGCGGCGCGTGGCAGCCTTGATGAAGACGATGTGGAACGACGGGGTCAGCCTGCGGATGTAGGTCACCGCCGCCTCGATGGTCTTGTCGTCCACGTTGAAGGCGCAGATGTGGGCAGCCATCAGCTGCGCCCCCGAGTTGCTCGAGACCTTGGCCTTGCCGGGGCTGGCCACGATCTCATCCCACTTGGGCACGTCGTCCCTGAACTTCAGGAACGTCGTCAGGTCCTTGGTCGCCACCGATCCGATGGCACCCGTTGCCGTCTCGTAGAACGCTTCCGCGTCGGTCAACTCGCCGTCGTTGGTGAGCAGGCCGGTCTCGCGCGCCACGCTATCGAGCATGACCAGCGTGCGAGGATTGCAGAACGGCCCCTGCTTCTCCGGCAGGATGTTGCCGAACACCGCGTTGGGGTGCTCCTCGGCGAAGGCTACCGTGACCGGGTTGACCCCGTTCTGCAGCGCCCAGTCCATCCAGCCGCTGACCGACTGCGTCGCGTTCACGAGTATCTTGCGGCTGATCGTGAAGTCGAACTCCTTGGTCGAGCCCTGCCGCCCTTCGGCGGCGTGGTTGGTCAGCATGATGCGCCCGATGGTCGGCTTCAGCATGAAGTCGCCGATGCCGCCGTAGAGCTGCACGGGAGCCGCCGCCTTCTTGACCTCGAGACCGGCCTTGTCGTACTCCTCCATGGCGAGCACGCCATTGTCGAAGTCGTTCAGCATCTCGAACTTCTGACCCTTGTCGGCGCGAGCCCACGCGGGCGTCGACCAGACGCTGATGGTCTGCACGGTGGTCGTGCCGTCGGCGTTGACCACGGTGATCTCACGCGGCATCAGGTAGCCGGTGACGTCGCTCGGAGTGTAGGTCGCGAAGAAGTGCGAGCCGATGCCCCATGTCCCGCCGACCAGCTTGCTGTTCATGTCCCAGACGAACTGCCTGATCATGTCGGTCTTGCCGATGCCGGAGTTGCCCCTGATCTCGAGGCAGATGCCTGCGCGGATGTAGCCGGGCAGGAGCTTGACGATCTTTGAAAGGTCCATGACGTATTTTATCCTGTGTTTGGTCAGGTGCGGTACTGCACCGCGCAGTACCCCCTGTTGATGGAAAGTTCTTACCTTTGACGGTATGAGCTGTTCACCTCCTTGCGGGCCTCGGCCCGCCGTATCGCCTGCCTCGTCCAGTTGCGATGGACGAGCACGTCGTGCTGGGTGCCCGACGAGATATGCATCCAGAACTCCACACCCGACCGGGTGCGCAGCCTGACGCGGTTGTGCTTGTGGCCGCCCCTGATCTCGAGGACCTCGGCTCCCATCTCCTTCGCCGTGCGCCGGACCGCGCCGACGTTGGCGTTGCGGTTCTTCATCAGTGCACGGACGCCTTCATTCGTCGCAGCAGCTGGCGCGTGACGCTGGCCGGTATGCCCGCGTCGAGGTTGCGCACGATCTGTTCGTACTCGTGCCGGTCGGCACGGCGATGGACCACCCGGCAGTGCTCGAGGTAGAGGCGCAGGCCAAGCAGCCGGTCGCGCTCCATGTTGAGCCGGATGGCAAGCGAGCGCAGCCGGTCGTGGGCCTCCTGCACCTCGTCGTTGTTCATGGGCCGCCTGTGCTCGATCTCGGTCGACCAGCTGTCGACTTGGCGGGCCCGGTCGTAGAGCGCCAGCAGCCGCCGGAGTGTAACGGCCCGGTTGATGCGGTAGCTGCGCAGGCAGGTATGCCAGCCGATGTCGCAGGGGCTGGGCAGGTCGTCGAGTATGGTCGTCACAGTTCCTCCTCCTTGAACGCGATGCGCCAGCCGACCGGCCACCACACCGTGGTGTCGTAATGCAGGCCGTGCGTCTCGATGAAGACGGCCTCGTCCAAGGTGTAGACGAGGCCATGGTCGAACGGCACCCACGGGTCCCAGTCCTCTTTCTTGCCGCCGTAGGCCAGACGGTGGTCGTCGTGACGCACCAGCTTGAACATCACGCTGCGCCCATAGTGCCGGACGGCATCCTCGGGATTGTAGAACAGCATGGGCACCCGGCGGACCGGCTGAAGGGCGCGCGCCTTGGCAAGGGCGATGGACTGCCTCGCCAAGTTGTCGAGCGTGCGGCGTTTCTTGCGCGACATCAGTCGAGTTCCTCCTTGCCTCTCTGGTTCCAGTTGCCGCACGCCCCGCACTGCCACTGCTGCCACGTCGAGGCGACCTCGACGCCCTCGCGCTCCTCGTTGCAGTAGCGGCAGCGCACCAGCTCATCGACGCGCGGCGCACCGCAGGCGATGCAGTACAGCGCATCCTCGTCTATCCACTCGACGTCGCACTGGCCGCAGCGTTCGTTCTGAGTGTTGGCCATCTACTTCCTCCTCATCTCGACGATGCGGCCACTGAACACCCAGTCGGTGCCGTTGTCCTGCCATGTGTAGGAGCGGACGGCAGCCAAGGTCGTCGGCTGCCGCGACATGAACGGGCAGCCGCCGCCCACGGTGAGGCGGGCGCACTCGAGGTGCATCGGCGGGTTCTTGTCGGCGTTGACGTTGGCCATCTCCAGAAAGTGGATGTGGCGGCGTCCATTGGGACCGAAGCGCACGGGTGCCCTGCCCTTCAGCACGAACCACGCCAGCTCCCCCATCGGCCCGCCGCAGGTCGCGCAGAGGCGGTTGCTGCCGTACATCAGCGCCTTCTGCGCGGAGACGACGGCGGGCTCGTCCTCGCTGACGGCGACGACCGGCACGCGCTGCCCCTTGGCGTTGATCAGGACGTCGAAGATGATCTCGGGTCGCCCGGCGAGCGGATGAATTGGGGTGCCGTCCATCACCAGCGCTCCCCGCCATCGTCGTCGGGCTCGATCTGCTCGTCGACGTCGTTGCTGTCGTAGGCCCGGTTCATGATCTCGGGACGGTAGGTGTCCTCGCGCCTGCACTTCGAGCAGCTGATGCCGCAGTAGATGCCGTTGCCGTCGTACAACTCATGGCCTTCCCTGCCTGAACCGCAGGTGCAGGGCCCTTCCCAGTAGCGCGACCCGAAGGAGCGCACCCACTTGCCGATGATCTTGTCGTTCATGACTTCTCTCCTGTGTTGGGGTACTGCACCGCGCAGTACCCCCCTTACCTTCGAAGGTTAGCTTCGGTCGTTGAGGATGGTGTCGATGGCGAGGTTCTGCGCCGTCGGGTGGTAGTCGTCTTTCGGAGTGTTGAGCGCAGTTGCGGCTGCGATCAGCAGGAGGTGCAGGCTCGGGCTGTCAGACGGGCTGACGTTGTCCCGGCCCCACGCGAGGAGAGCCTGCACGACCTCCTCGAGCTTGGCTTCGCGGGTGGTCACGACGCCACCAGCCTTGCCTCCGGCCTGACGCCGGGCTTGAGATGGTCGGGGTTGCAGCACAGCGGCTGGTCGCAGACGGCGACGACGCCCGCGTAGCCGGTGATGTCCGCCCAGCCGTAGTTGGCGCAGCAGATGGCGGTCCGCAGGTGCCCGGTCTTGCCCTCCACCTTGGCCTTGGCGTAGTGCCTGCCGTCGCCGGACACCGACTTGGCCCCTTCCCACAGCAGGCAGTCGCCGGCGACGCCGGGCGGCGGCGGCACGGGGATCACGCGGGGCCGACCATTCGGGAAGCTCCCCGCAAGGTAGGCCATGAGCATGTAGAAGCGCCGCGACTTGAGTGTCATCACGACCTCCACATGTCGCGCCAGATGTCCGCCACGATGGCGAGCATCAGCACGGTGACGATGCCGACCCACCACCACGCCCAGTTCTCCCGGTCGTAGGTGACGGCCAGCCCAATGGCCAATGCCGTAAAGACGGCGAAGGCCAGCGACAGGACAATAATTCGCATTGTACGTAGGGTGCTCATTGCGGGGGTTGACCTCCATAGTAGTACCAGCTGCCGGGAGCGGCGTTGTTCTGGTTGGGTGGCGGTGCCTGCACGGCACCACGGTTGATGACGTTGCCCTTGTCGTCCATCGGGATGGTCGAGCCGGGATTGGTTGCGGTCGGGTCGGTCAGGACGCCCTCGACGACGGTGCCGTCGGGCATCAGCGACATGAACCAACCGTTGGCACACTGCGTCGTGAAGGCGGCCCCGTTGGGCACCGTCCAGCACGGCACGCGGTTCTGAGCGGGCAGCGGCTCGGCTGCCAGCAGCAGGCCCATGAGCGCGCCCAACGGCACGCCTATCTTGAGTACGTCGATCATGAGTGTTGCGGTCTCCTCGTTGATACCTTCGAAGGTAAAGCAGGGGGGCAGCGCAGGCTGCCCCCCTTTGTTGATGGTAGGTGCTACTTGGTCTTCTTCTTGGCTGCCTTGGCAGCCGCGCGCTTGGCCTTCTCCTCGGCCTTGCGCGCCTCCGCCGTGACGTGGTTGAGCTGGGCCATGCGCTGCTCGATGGCGGCAGCGGCAGCCCGCTTGTGCGGGTCCCAGCCGTAGGCGGCACGGT